GGTCCTGCCACCGGCACCACGAACTCGCTGAACCCCTGCTGTTGCTCGGTGTGGACACCTACCACGTCCATCAAGATCAAGTGCTCGCCGCTTCCGATCTAGCGGTGGCGCTACGAACCGGAGACCCCTGCCCGTCGCTCGACTTGTGCGACTGGCTGGATTGACACCCCAACGAAAGACACCAATGCCGACAACGAACCCCAACGACCCTATGTGGCAACTGCGCGCTCGCGTTCAGAAGCTCCCCGAAGGAAACGAACTCGACGCGATGCTTGTGCAACTGCAAGTCGAACGCGAAAAAACCCGCGCCATTCTCGACGGACTGCACGTCAACAGCACCGATGACATGACGCTCATCGACTTGGCCGACTCGGTAGCCGCGCTGTATTCGGAGATGGAACGCGAGCGCGACGACCTCTTGGATTGGGGCGATGCCTGCGCCGACGGGCACGCCGCTGCCGAGGGCTACCACGCCTTCGCGACAGCTTGTGACTGGAAGTATCCCGACGGCGAGCCCATGCCCATCTGGGCGCACTTGCCGTTTGAAGTGCAAGACGCCTTCGTGGCGTTCACCAAAGCCGTTGTTGCTCCGTTTCAGAAAGGTTCGAAATGAAAACCCCTTTTACGTTTGGCCAAATCATTGAACAGCGTCTCGTGGATCTCGGATGGACGAAGACCGACCTCGCCCGTCGGCTGAACGTCTCTCCGTCGCGCATCAACAACTTGCTGCGCCAACCGTCGATCACCGAGAACGTGTTCCGCAAATGCCTGTACGTGCTCGGCATGACGATCTCCATTCAAGAAGTCGAGCGCCCATCGCCGCCGACGGAACTGCGTCCGCAGAAGAAAGAGAACAACCGCATGTCCATTGAGGTGCCGGCATGAGCATCACCGCCAAACGCTTCAACGTGCAGCGCAAGTACACCTCGCTCGTCAGCGCCGAAGACTGGTTCGCGTTCTTTGACGACGGAGAAGACGCGCGTTTCGTCCCGGTCGTCGTCTGGGCGGCATACGAAGACAGCGACGGCGAAGCGAACATCGTCGGCCTCATCACCGACGAGGACTTCCCTACGCTCGCCGAGACCGGCGACGTGCCGAACTTCGAGGGCTACTACCATCGCGCAGAAATCAAAGCGCGTCTCGACCGTCTCGATCGCTTGCCGGCTCTTCCCGCCGACTTGCGAGATGTGAACTGACACACCCGCGCCTTGACGACCCCGCCGAACGCGCGTTATGGTGCGACTTCTATGACGCACCCAAAACGCGCGACGGTGGCGACCGTACTAGGCGCGGCAGTTCGTGAACAGATCCTCGCCGCTTACGTCGCGGCGGATTGGAATACGACGCACGCCGCCGAGAAGTTGGGTGTCAACAGACGCACGCTGCTTCGGTGGGTGGAGCGCCACGGGCTACGTAACCTGCTCGACAAACACCGAAAGACCCCATGAACGCACCCCTGACCTTTATGCAATTCCGCTCTCTCGCGGCAATGGCCGGCGTGGAGAGCATCTGCTGCACCGCGAGCCCGCAGCAAGTCATCACGCTGCGCGGCAGCGGAATCGAAGTGAGCCATTCCTGGCATGACGACAACGACTTCGAGGACGCATTGACTCGCACCTTGAAGGAGTTTTCCAAGGTCCGTCTTGGATGGAAGCTCCGCAACCCCGACGAACGAGGCGACGCATGAAGCCGCGCATTCATCCAGCAGACAAGCTCGCCGCTCGCATTGGCCCGACCAAAGCGGTCTTCGTGTACTTCGAAGACGGACAATGGCGGATGCGAATCATCCCGAATCAGAAGAGCAAATGAAGAAGCCTGTCTTCAGCGCCTCGCAAGTCTCGACCTACGAACTGTGCCCGCGAAAGTGGGGCTGGCAAAAGCTCGACGGTCTGCCCTCGCCGCCCAACAAGCAGGCGGAAGTGGGCATCAAAGTTCACGAGGCGCTGGAGAAGTGGCTCGGCGAAGCGGAGCTTCCCGGCAACGAGAAACTGCACGACGTCATGGCGCGTGCGCTCATCCCCCTTCTGCCTCCACCGCAAGCGGTGGCGAAGGAGAACATCGAACGGCAATTTCACTGGTCCGAAGGCGACGTGACGTTCACGGGCTTCATGGACCTCGTCATGCCGTCGGTAGAGAACTGCACCATCTACGACCACAAGACGACGGGCAGTTTGACCTGGGCGAAGACCAGCGACGATCTCGCTGAAGACGTGCAGGCTAGTCTCTATGCGCGCGTGGCGATGGACGAGTTCGGTCTCGACCGCTGCGACTTGCAGTGGACCTACGCCACCAGAAAGAACCCCCCTACGGTGTCACCCGTGCGAGCGCGCGTGACGCGCGACGACATCGACTTGCGAGTACAGCAAACCGTTCGTTCCGCGAACGAGATGCTCAAAATTCACCAAGCCGGCTACCGTGCCAAAGATTTGCCGTTCGACGCGAGCGCATGCAGCGCGTTCGGCGGCTGCCCGTTTCAGCAAAACTGCAACCTGAACCCCAATCAAAGGAACCAAACCATCATGGCTCAAGAGCTTTCCAAGTCGTCTTTTCTTCAGCGTCTTCAGGCCCGCAAGGCGGCTGCTCCGGCGGCTGCTCCGGCGGCTGCTCCGGCGGCTGCTCCGTCTTTTGCGGTCAACCCGCCCGAGGCCGAAGAGGCCGCGCCTGCGCCGGTCGCCGCGCCGGTCGCCGCGCCGGTCGCCGCGCCGGTCGCCGCGCCGGTCGCCGAGGCCCCGGTGAAGCGCGGTCCCGGTCGTCCTCGCAAGTCGGAGACCCCGGCCCCTGCGCCCGCCGTCGAAGAGGCGACGCCGGTTACTGCGTCGATTGCTGTTGTGGCTGCGACGCCTGCGCCGCCGACGCCGCGTGTCGCAGCGGTCGCGCCCGTCGCCGTGCCCGTGGGCGGCTGGACGCTGTACTTGGACTGCCAGCCGGTGAAGGGCGGCAACGCCGAGTATGTGGCCGATCGCCTTGCGCGCGTCATGCTGGCTTTCACTGCGGAGACCGGCCTGACCCACTACAAGCTCTACGAGTACGGCAAGGGACCGGCGCTCTTCGCCGAAGGGTTCGCGCGCGATCTACAAGAGAACCCGCCACGCGCCGGCATCGTCGCCTCGACGGCGAGCCAAGAAGTTCGCGACGTGTTGCAGGTGCTCCAGGCGAGCGCGGCAATCGTCGTTCAGGGCTGACCTCTCCTCACCCACACGCCATGCCTAGTCTCTTCGCGTCCTCCCCGGCCCACGCCGTTCGCCTGAACGACGAGATGCGCCGCATCGAGCGGTTGCCTCGCCGCTCGTGGTCGGTGGAGGACGCGGAGAGACTGGCGGCAGAACTGACCGACGCCCTTAAGACACCGAACGGAAAGATGGCGCTCCGTCCGGTGCAAGCGACGGCACTTGCCGAAATCGGCATGCGCGGCGGACTCTTCGGGATCATCCGCGTCGGTGCCGGCAAGACGTTGATCTCGCTGCTCGCTCCGGTAGTCGCCGAAGCGGAGCGACCGGCGCTGCTCATTCCGGCGAAGCTCGTTGGTAAAACGCGCCGCGATCTTCTGGCGCTCTCGGTGCATTGGGACATTCCCGAACCGCGCATCATCACCTACGAGTGGCTTGGCCGCGCGCAAGCTGCCGACGCGCTCGACGACTACGCTCCCGACCTCATCGTTGCCGACGAAGCACACAAGCTGAAGAACAAGTCGGCGGCGGTGACGCGCCGCGTCGCGCGGTACATGAAGGTCAATCCCGAGACGAAGATCGTCGTCATGTCGGGCACCATCACCAAGCGAAGCCTGCACGACTACGTCCACCTGCTTCGCTGGGCGCTGAAGACGGACGTACCGCTGCCGGAAGGGTACAACGACCTCGAACTCTGGGCGGACGCGCTCGACGAACGCAAAGGCATGCTGCGCCGCGCCGACCCCGGTGCTCTTCGCGTGCTGTGCGACGCAGAAGAAGACCGCATGTGGCCTACCAATCCGCGAGAGTGGGCGCGACGTGCCTACCGCCGCCGCTTGACCGACACGTCGGGTGTCGTCTCGACGAAAGAGACAAGCGTCGACGCTTCGCTTGTCATGACGTGCGTTGAGCCTCCGTCGAGTCCTGCTATCGACGCCGCGTTCGAGCACCTACGGCACAACTGGGAGACGCCAGACGGCTGGCCCCTCGCCGATGCGATGCAGGTCTACCGCCACGCCCGCGAAATCGCGCTCGGCTTCTACTACGTTTGGGATCCGCGCCCACCGCGCGCGTGGCTCGACGCACGCAAGGCGTGGTGCTCGTTCGTTCGCGAGACGCTTTCGCACTCCCGTTCGCTCGACAGCGAACTGCAAGTCAAGCAGCAACACCCGAACGCGCCGGAACTCCTAGCGTGGAATGCGGTGAAGGATTCTTTCACACCGAACACAAAACCCGTGTGGCTCTGCCCGAGTGTGCTCGAACTCTGTTGGCAGTGGTTGAAGCAGGAGACCGGCATCCTTTGGACGGAGCACACCTACTTCGCCGAACGCTTGGCCCAAATGAGCGGCGTGCGGTACTACGGCGCGGGCAACGTGAGCGACGCCGAGAAGCATCCCGCCGACAAGCCGATGATTGTTTCCGTGCATGCCGGCAAAGAAGGCTTGAACTTGCAAACGTGGAACACTAACTTCGTCGTCTCCCCGCCGCCGAACGGCGAGCAGTGGGAGCAGCTACTCGGACGCACGCACCGCGACGGACAGCAAGCAGATGAAGTCAACTTCGACGTCGCCGGTTTTTCTGCCGAACACGTCGAAGCATTTTGGCAAGCTCGTCGCGACGCTGAATACGTTGCGGCGTCTCTCGGCTCTCCCCAGAAACTTCTGGTAGCCGACCATGATTTCCCCAGCGTCGATGACGTCGCGCTACGCGGCGGCGGACGCTGGCGAAAGTAACCAAGAAACAAAGCACAAGAACCGAAAGAAAAGGAACGAAGAACATGGGACTTTTTTCAGGCATCGAGAAGGCGGAAATCAGCGAGCGCGGCAAGTACATCAGCCCCGGTTTTCTGGGTAAACTGCGCGTAAAAAAGACGCTCGCGAAAGAGTCGGTCAAGTCTGGGCTCGCGTTCATCGTCGAGTTCGACGTCTTGGAGTCGAACCTTGACGAGCATCCTGTTGGCTCGTCTGCAACGTGGTTTCAGAAGATGCAGGACAAGACCGTCGCCTTCCCGGCGATCAAGGCGTTCGTCGCCGCCGTGTCGGGCGTTCACCCAGGTGATCGCGACGCGATGGCCGAGATCAACGCCGAGATGGAGAACATTCTGGACGAAGCAACCAGCAACGAGACGAACAACGCGCTCGTTGGGCAGGAAGTGAACCTCGAAACCTTCTCGACCAAGACCAAGAAGGGCTTCGACTTCACGCGGCATAACTGGTCGCCGGCTGGCTGACGGCTGACGTAGACCAGACAAGTTAGGAACGCTGCGCCCGCTCATGTTGAGCTTGGGCGAGATTCTCTCAGCGTGTCGCGCCGACAGGGGCGCAGCGTTCCTTTTTCTTTTGCGACCCCTTCGTCGCGATGGAGAGCCCTATGCCGATTGCGTTCGACACCGAAACTGCGCTCATTTCCCCCGGTCGTCTGGCACCGCCACTCGTTTGCATTTCAAGCTACGACGGCGCGACACCGGAATTATGGCACGCGAACGACCCGGCGACCCGAGGGCGCGTTGAAGACCTGCTGCGCTGCGAGCTAGTGGGTCACAATGTCGCGTTCGACATGGCCGTCTTCGCAGCGAAGTGGCCTGATCTCCTTCCGGCGATCTTCCGCGCCTACGAAGAGAACCGCGTCACCGACACGATGTTGCGGGAGAAACTGCAACACATCGCGCTCGGTATCTATCGCGGTTACCGCAAGGTGAACGGCGAGACGATCAAGCTCGGCTATTCGCTCGCCGACGTTGCCAAGCGACGGCTCGGACGCGACCTCGACAAGACGACTTGGCGCACCGGCTACGCCGAACTTCTTCCGTTGCCGCTGCACGAGTGGCCCGAGGGCGCGCGGGAGTACGCCATCTACGACGCCATCACCACATATGCAGTTTGGCAGGACCAAGAAGGCGAAGGTAAGGAACTGCTGGAAGACCAGCACCGGCAAGCTCGCGCGGCGTGGTGGCTGCATCTTGCGAGTGCGTGGGGACTAAAGACCGACCCTGCTGCGGTCGCCGAGTTCAAGCGGCAAGTGGAAGAGGAACTCGCCGAGGCGCAAGCGGTGTGCGTTGCTGCCGGCGTCGTCCGTAAGAACGGCACGCGCGACACCAAAGCCGCCGGCCGTCTCGTCGAAAGCGTCTGCAAGCAGAAGGGCGTCGAAGTGCCGCGAACCGAAAAGGGCGCGGTCGCGCTCGACCGAGGCTCGTGCGAAGAACTCGGTCATCCGGTGCTGTCGGCCTACGCGCGACTCTCGTCGCTGTCGAAGCAACTCAACACCGACTTGCCTTTGCTCGCGTCGGGGGCGAGCAAGCCCATTCAGGCGCGTTTCGAGACGTTGCTGGAAACCGGACGTACGTCATCGTCGCCGAACATCCAAAACCTTCCGCGCAAAGGCGGCATGCGGGAGTGCTTCGTTCCGAGGCCCGGCTACGTCTTCGCTGCCGCCGACTATGAGCAGATGGAACTGCGTACGGTGGCGCAAGTCTGCCTCGCGCAGTTTCATTTCTCTCGGCTCGCCGAGGCGCTGAATGCTGGACTCGACCCGCACCTAGAGATGGCAGCGCGCATCGTCGGTGTCAGCTACGAGGAGGCGCTGCGGCGGAAGAAGGCCGGCGACGAGGCGATCGACAACGCACGGCAAACCGCCAAAGTCGCGAACTTCGGTTTCCCCGGCGGGCTCGGTGCGGCGCGGCTCGTCGAGTTCGCGCGCGGCACCTACGGCGTGGAGATGACGGAGTACGAGGCGCAGCAATTGAAGCGCGTTTGGCTTCAAAGCTGGCCCGAGTTCGAGCGGTACTTCGCTTGGATTGGTAACGTCTGCGAGCAACTGAACCCGACCGTCGAGCAGTTGTACGTCGGTCGGCGACGCGGTGGCGTTTCGTACACCGAGGCGTGCAACAGCATGTTCCAGGGACTCGCGGCCGACGCGGCGAAGAACGCCGGATTCCTTGTCTCGCGTGCCTGCTACGTGGAGCCATCCTCGCCGCTCTACGGTTCGCGCATCGTCAACTTCGTCCACGACGAAATCATCATCGAGACGCCGGAAGAAAAGGCGCACGACGCGGCGATGGAGCTTGCCCGGCTCATGGTAGAAGGCGCTATTGTGCTGATGCCCGACGTTCCGCCGAAAGTCGAACCGCTTCTGATGCGGCGGTGGAGCAAGAAGGCAAAGCCGACGAAGGACGAACAGGGGCGCTTGCTGCCGTGGGAATGATGTATCGAATCATGTACGAAGGAGAGCTTGTCGAGGCGAAGCGCGACTTGCTCGATGCCATGCGACGCTCTCGTTGTCTCGCTGAACGCAATGCTCGCGTGTACGAGATTCGAGACGAAGAGGATTTCATTCTGGTGGTGACGGTCAGTTCCAAACGGGACGACCGGAATATGTCCATGCCGAAAGCGGTGCGGCACAACGCCCGTTTGAGCCTTCAGAAGCAGCGCGAAAACCGTACGGCAGAGGGCAAGTGCCCCGCGACGAACAAACCGCACGAGTGGCAGACCGAACCGCCACAACACCGTTTGCTGTACCGCTGCCTGCATTGCCAAGTGTTGGGCTACCAAATCGGCGGGACGAAAATGGTCGCACACAAATGCACGGTTTGCAGTGAACCGGCCAAGATCGAGCGCAAACGAAACGTGCTGCGACATCGTTGGAGTTGCGAGAAGCATGTTGAATTTTGAGCAAGCCATGCGCGAGCGCGTGACGGCGATCGACCCAGGACGAACGAGCGGTTGGGCGCAGTTCACCGCCGGAAAGCTGTCGGCCGCGGGGATCTTTCGCGACCACGACTACCCCGCCGTATGGCATCGCGGCTTCGACCAGACGCTCGTTCTGGAAATCCCTCGCATCTACCCGCATCGCTCGAAAGGCGACCCGAACGACATCGTCGATCTGGCGCTGACGGTCGGCGAGATTCGCGGGCACTACCGACCGCTCGTCACGCGAGTGATTGAGACCTTCCCGGCGAACTGGAAGGGGCAAGTGCCCAAAGAGATCCACCACGCGCGCGTCTTGCGGCAGCTTGCCGACGACGAGTTGCGCTTGCTGGAAGGCGAGAAGCGCAAGGTGTCGAAGACGCACCCGCACGGCTACGACCACAACATGCTCGACGCCGTGGCGCTCGGACTCTGGTTCCTGCAACGCGCCTAGTGCGACATACTTGACACACCCTTTGGGGGCGCGTATGGTGCGACATACAAGACGCATGGAACCGAACCCCAAAGTCGACATTCCCGTGGCGCTTCTCGGTGACGACGTGACGCTCGCCGCCGATTTGCTGCTCAATCTGGCAAACAACGACATCCCGAACACGTTGAGTGACGAAGACCGACAGACGGTCGAAGACGTCGCAGCGTGGCTCAGGCGCGTCGCCAAGACGGCGAACTCACGAGACGCGGCGGACTGGGAGACGGTTCGCGCCACGCGCGAAGACCGCGACGCGAGATCGCGTGAACAGGCTATCGCCTCGCGCTTCGGCGTCGGCGAAGCGACGGTGCGCGCTTCGCACCCCGAGAAGCGAATCGCCAAGCGGAGGATCGCATGAGCGTACTTGACGGACCCGGAGAAGGAACGTGGAGTGTCTTCGCGCAAAAGGTCGTTGAAGAACGCGACGCGCTACGCGAGAAAGTCGCTTCGCTTGAAGCCGAGCTTGCGTGCGCCAAGGCGTTTCACGACGTCGCGGTGAAGGAGCGTGACTTCTACAAGACGCGGCTCGCGCACGCCGAGGCCGACGCGGAGCAAGCGATTGCGTACTTGGAACAAGACCTCGTTGCGTTTCGCGAGCGTGCGGCGCGCGTTGCCGTGCGACACGGCAACTTGACCACGGCGGAAGCCATCCGAGCGATGAAGTGCTGCTGTCAGATCGAAGCGGGCGACAGCCCGTGTCCGATGCACGGAGCCGGTCGCCTCTGGATGCGCGAGGCGCTGCGCGCTGCCGAGAAGCGCGAGCTAGAGGCGCTCGCGGAACTGAACGAGCGAGAAGCCGACGTCGAGACGTTGCAGACGCACGTCGAAGTGCAGCGCGAGGCGCTTCAGAAAACCAGCAAGGCCGTTGCGAAACTTGTCGTTCCCATAACGAAGATTGAGGAACTCCTCACCGAGAACGGCTGTGACTGCGAGTGCGAGCATTGCTGGCAAGACCACGACGAGGACTGCGAGCGATGCCTCGCGTGTCGTATCAACATGGCGATCCTGAAAGAGGACGAGTGATGACTAGGACATTAAGCCCGGAGGCTTTCATTCAAGCGTGCCAAGTTTGTAGGCCAACCAAGCATCTGCATGGATGGGATGCTCGCGACATTGGGGAGATGGTCGCCGCACTCAGAGACTCTCGCGACAAGTGGGCCGAGACGGCGCGAAAACTAGGTGAGCAACTCGACGCCTCCGAGCGCGATGCCGAGCGTCTATCCGCGCTGCTTGACGACTGCCGCGACCACATCATGTCGCAGTACGACCCCGAGGACAGCGTGAAGCTGGTGCGGCGAATTGAAGAAGCACTCGGACTTGGAGAGCCTGTGTGAAACTCACCGCAAACGACATGCGCGTCCTGCGCGCGATGCAAAAAGTCTTGCACCCGTCGCTTGGCGGAAACGGAGACTTTGACGGATTCATTCCGCACGGCTCGCGCGACTGGATTGCCGTCCGTCGTCTCTTGCGTGACAACCTTATCAAGCAGTTGAGCGAATACGCGGAGTGTAAGACGTGCGACGAACCGCACGAGGACGCTGCGTTCACTTTGACGCACTGGGGCATGAGGGAACTCGTGCCAGAAACGCCGTGCCCGTTCTGCGACACGTCCGACTGCCCGCGTCTCGCCATCACCGAGGAGAAGCGCAAGAACCCTCCGACCGGCATGGGCGGCGGCCTGTGGATTCACGGCGAGGAGTACCGTTCCGCACACGCTGAGTGCGTTCGACGACGAAAAGGAGAACCCTGATGTCTGCATGGATCGGACGCTCGAAACCCGCGCCGCTCGCTTCGATGTACTCGCCGTTGGAATGTGACGCCTGCGGCGACTCGATTCGCATCCTGCTGCCCTGCTCGATCAACTCCCTAGCCATGGTTGCTAGGGCTTTTGAAGACGCGCACGCCGAGTGCGCGCTGAACAAGAAGGAGAACGACAATGGAACCTGATGTGCTTGCCGAACTGATTGAAGCCGCCGAGAGGTACTACGACTCGACGTTCGACTTGAACGATGCCGAGAAGGCGATGCGCGCGATTGACGTCGCCGCATCGGTCAGCCCGCACGCAATCTGCGACGCGCAGTGCCGACTTCACAGCCAGAAGGGCGAGACGATTCGCGCTGCGGGCGCGCTGCTTCGCGCCGTCGAGAACTACCGCGCGTTTCACGAGGCGAAGGCCGAGGACGACGGCGGCTGAACGAGAACCCTAAACCCCAAGGAACCAGACCCCGTACCGAAAGCAAACCTGCTGGTGGATTTGCGACGAGTTTCAATCGAAGTGGTGCGCGAGTTGTGTGAGCGACACCATGGCTACGCTTCGGCGGGCCGAGTCGCCGTTTATTGTTTTGCGGTCTACGAAAACGAACGCCCTGTCGCAGCATACGCATGGCAACCTCCCCCCCCCGGCTGCGCGAAATCTGTGTGTCCAGAAGCACCAGGGGGCGTTCTTGCCTTGTCCCGAATGGTCGCTGTTCCGAAACATGAACGCCGATTGAAGCATGTGTCGAAGCCCCTTATGCGGCAGATGAAACACGAAATCGACCGCACACGCTGGCCGGTCCTTGTGACGTTCAGCGACGAAGGCCAAGGGCACACTGGCTATGTTTACCGATGCTCCGGTTGGACGGCGACCGTTCGCCGCCGTGCCGTTGTCCGATTGCTGCCGGACGGTTCGCGCGCATCAATCTACTCAGCAGGCAAAACGAATCGTCGCGAACTGATCGCAGCGCCGCCGACGACGTTGCAACGATGGGAGAATTGGATTTGTCGACGAGGCGATGCCGCTGAGTACATGCGGAAAAATGGATGGCGGCAAGTGGCTACCGGAAAACGCTGGCAATCCGGCAGCGCCGCTATGACGTGGAAGAAACAAGAAAGGATCGAAGACCCCATGAACGACCTGACCCCGTACCGTAAACAAGCCGGCGACCTCGACGGCGAGCACGCCGCCACCGTCGCGGCGCTGCGTGAACTCGACACGTTCGTTGTCTCGAACGACGAGGACTCTGCCTTCGCCGCCGACCTCATTCGCGAGGTGAAGGCGAAGCACAAGGAACTCGACGACCGGCGCAAGGAAGTCACCGGCCCGCTGAACACGACCGTCAAGACGATCAACGGCTGGTTCAAACCCGCGCTCGACGCGTTGGAGAACGCCGAGAAGAAGCTGAAGGCAAAGGTGGCGCTCTACGTGACCGAGCGCGAGAAAGCCTCGCGCGAGGCGCTCGCGCTCGCTGCTGCGGCCCAGACGGCCCAAGAAGCGACCGCAGCCCTGGCTGCGGCTCCCACGCCCACCGCGATGCCGCAGGGCGTGTCGATGCGGATGGTCTGGAAGTTCCGAATTGTTGACGAGTCGGCGGTGCCTGCGCGATTCTGCTCGCCCGATCCGAACAAGATCGACGCGGAGATGCGCGGCAGCGTGCGCGACGACGGCGCACCGACGCCCATCCCCGGCGTGGAGTTCTTCCAAGAAGCGAGCATGACGGTGCGAAAGTGACCTACGAGCTTTTCCAGGGCGACTGCCGAGAACTCCTACGCGATCTGCCCGACGAGTGCATCGACGCCATCGTCACCGACCCGCCATACGAATTGGGATTCATGGGCAAGCGGTGGGACGCCTCTGGAATTGCTTACAACGTAGACGTCTGGAGGGAGTGCCTGCGCGTGCTGAAGCCGGGCGGGCATCTCCTCGCGTTCGGCGGCACGCGCACCTATCACCGGATGGCGTGCGCCATCGAGGACGCGGGCTTTGAAGTGCGCGATTCGATCCATTGGATCTACGGGTCGGGCTTCCCGAAGTCGATGGACGTGTCCAAAGCGATCGACAAGGCGGCGGGAAAAGAGCGGGAAGTGATCGGCCTGTCTCCGTATGCGGCACGCGCCAACAAGCACGCGCGAGCGATGTCTCCCGGCGATCTCCCAAGAACAGTTTTGGACACACGAGGGATTACCGCACCCGCTACCGACGCCGCGAAGCAATGGCAAGGATGGGGCACGGCGCTGAAACCAGCATTTGAGCCGGTGATTGTGGCCGCAAAACCAGCTACAATGGGTTCATGCCTGTCAATGTTACGTGCGAGGCTTGCGGAGGAACATTCAGCGTCAAGCCAAAACGAGTTCGTAGAGGCGTTCGCTTCTGCTCTGCTGGATGCAGGGCGGCGGTTTGCTACACGGGGCGATTCGTGCGCGGAGACGGATACGTGGCAGTCCGCGTCGGCAATCGATTTGAGCTTGAACACCGTGTCGTCATGGCAGCGCACCTGGGAAGAAGCCTCGGCACGAGAGAGCACGTCCACCACATCAACGGAGACAAATCAGACAACCGACTCTGCAATCTTGCTGTCTTGTCTGTCGAAGATCACGGACGGGAGCACGCGCCCGAACGCGCCCGCATTTTCGTTCCTTGTGCGGCTTGCGGACGATCTGTTTCGCGCCAGCGCGCTCAGGCTGCGCGCAATCCAAACGCTTGCTGCAACCGAGAGTGCTACCGGCGCATCGCTGGAAAGTTGCCAGGGCGAGGAAGACAGAGGCCATAAGCCCATTGTAGTGGCGCGCAAGCCGCTCGACGGCACCGTCTCGGAGAACGTGCTCGCGCACGGCACCGGGGCGCTGAACATCGACGGCACGCGCGTCGCCTACGCTTCCGAGTCGGACTTCGCCAAGCTAGCGGCAGGCGTGCAAGCGATCAAAGCGCGCGGCGGATCGATGGAGAATAGCTGGAAGAACTCCAGCGATCTCTCTGGCGCGAACGACGCCAGCACCATCGGTCGTTGGCCACCGAACATCCTTCTGAATCATTCACCCGAGTGCGGCGACGAGTGCGCGGAGGACTGCCCGGTCCCCGAAATGGATCGGCAAGGCGACAAGGACGGAGCCTCCCGCTTCTTTCCGTGCTTCAAGTACGAAGCCAAGGCGGGCCGCAAGGAACGCGAACGCGGCTGCGAGAGTCTTCCCACGAAGACCGGCGCGCAAGCGGTTGACCGCGAGGAAGGATCGGACGGTCTGAACTCACCTCGTGCTGGTGCCGGCCGCACCGCTGCCGCCGTTCGCAACAGCCACCCCACCGTGAAGCCCGTCGAACTCATGCGCTGGCTTGTGAAACTCGTGACACCGCCGAACGGTTGCGTGCTCGATCCGTTCACCGGCAGCGGGACGACCGGCATGGCGTGCATGCTGGAAGGCTTTGAGTTCGTCGGTTTTGAGCAATCGGCGGAATATATCGCGATTGCGGAAGCGCGCATCGGTTCGCTCGTCCGGTAAACTGCCGACATGAACAAGATCCACATCAATACCGGCGCACTTGCCCAGTTCCGCCCCGCGATTCTAGTGGTCGCTGAAACGGAAAACGCCCGGCACGAAGCCGCGCCGGTTGAGTTCGTGCAGATCCATTGCCCTTGCTGCAACGCAAAGGCGGCTTCCGTCGAACAGCACGGCAACACCGCGCACGTTGTTGTTCCTCGCAAAGAACAAATCGTCCCCAAGGAAACCCCATGACCCATACCGACTACGACAACCCGCGAGCTTTGCACGCCGTCGAACAGACCACAGCAGAACGCATCGCCGTCGTTTGCGACGAGGTGAAAGAGCTACTGCTCGCGAAGAACGCCGCCTATGGCGACAGCGCCACCGCGCCGCTGCGCGTGTTCAGCCGAGCGAACGCCGAAGAGCAACTCCTCGTCCGCATCGACGACAAGCTCTCTCGCATTGCGCGCGGCAGAGAGTTCAACGGCGATGACACGGTGCTCGACCTGCTTGGCTATCTCGTCCTGCTCCGCGTGTCGCGCATGGGAGCCGCCAAATGAAGGGGCTCGTGCCGCAAGCCACTCGGCGGACTGCCATGCTCACCGAGGCCGAACGGCAGGAGCTTCGCCGCCTTTCTACCTCATGGGCGGAACTTGGCCGCTTGCTGAACGCCAATCCCGAGACGTTGAAAACGATCGCCGGCCCTCATGGATTTGCCAGCAGCGCCACCATCACCAAAATCCGCGCCCGCCTAGCCGAATTTCGCAGTGCCCACCGCTGAAGAACGCCTCGCCAAACTGCATTGGTGGGAACCCGCCGACGAAGAAAGCCGGCGTGCCGCGCACCTTTTCGACGAGGATTTCCCCGAGCGTAGCGTGTGCTGGCAGCGCACCATCAGCGGATCGAAACTTCGCAAGCGGCGAAACGGCGAACCCGCCGCGCCTTGCCGAATGTGCGAAAGGTATCGCGAACGCATCAAGGTGTGGTTAAGTAGACGCACATGAGCGAAAACGCGATTTGGTCCGCCATCGAAAACGACGCGCCGCGCGAATGGTCCGTCATCGCGGACGGCCAGCCGTACGGCACGGTCGTCGCTGATGGCGCTTCGGTGTTCGAGGCCGTCGAGACCGAACTGCTGCAAGACCGCATCGACTATTTTGACTACGGCACGCGCGTTCATCGCATCGAAGTGCGTTGCGCTGCTACGCAGGAGCGGTTGCGGGAGACGCGAACCGTTCGCGTTGACAAAGACAGCGGCGTGTCGCGGCTGATGTGAAAAAGCCGCAGGACATTTCTGCCCTGCGGCTCGCCTGCAACGAAAAACCCCAGGCTTCCTACCTACGCGATTTTCTTGCCGAACTCAAGGAAAATGGAAGTCAGGCTCTTGGTGTAGTGGCTTTCTTCGGCGGTGTAGTACCGCGCCTGCTTCAGCAACTTGCTGAATTGTGCCGGGTCGCCTGCAATGACGGCAGGCCAAGCGAGGGCGAATCGCTTGTGCAGCAAGTTGAGATAGTCCACCGCGCCTTCTTCGAGCGTTCGGTACGCACGGAAACAACACGCCGGATGGTCGGGGTAGAACCAGACCGTTGCCGTGTCTTCCTTCACCGCCGTGATGGCGACGTTGTTGCCGGGACCGCCGTCGCGTCGAGGCCCCGCCTTGGCGAAAAGCGCGTTGGCGTGTTTGGTGGGCAGCAGTTCGTTGCAGGCGAAGAACGTCCACGATCGCCCATCGGAGCCGTCTGGCTTCCCTTTCTGGTTGCCCAAGTTGAAGTTCCACATTGCCTTGCCCCGGCCGGTCTCGAACGCCCATTGAGCGAGCAAGACGAGCAGGCTTTCCCTCTTTGCCGGCTGGCCGAACTTGTCTTGCCAGACCTTACCGAGCGCGGCGTAGACCTCTTCGGGGGTGGCAGGAGTCTTCTGTGCCGGGATGAAGGAAGTTCCGTTCGATGGCGGCGGCTCTGCCGGAGGGGGCGCGGCGACCGCGGGCTTTTCGACCGGCGACGGTACGCCAGGATGGCGCGACCAGGGCAGCGGTTGCCCGTCGTGGGTGACGAGCGGGGCGAGTCGCGGATCGGTGTAGAGCGAGGCGGTCGGAAACTCCACGCCGTCGAGTTCGCACACGTCGTCGACGAGGATCACCATCTGGCTGTAGTCGTCTTGGTCAACCGCCGGCCCGAAGCCGTGCGCCATGCCGCGGCGCTGGATGACCCACCAATCGGGGCCGAGCGCCGAGCTTTGAACAACGCGCGTGCCGCGCCACGCGCCCTGTCGGCACTGCGAACTGTGGACGATGAAGCCGTGGTTGACGGCCACCTTCTCGGTACATCCGCGATCGAGGATGAACTGCTTGCCGACGTTCGAGACGAAGCGAGGCAGCGCCGGGTCCACCGTCGCCGTCTGAACAGCGCGGTCGATGGCGAGGCTCGCTTCGGTGGCGTTGACGGTGCCGACCGTGCCGGCTTTCTTGATGAGCGGCGCGACCATCGGCTCAATTTTGATCGCCGCTTGTCGATGCCGTTCTTCCAGAATCTTCGCCGTTGGCATCAGCGCGCCGAACAAGTCGGCGACTTGCTGGTAGGCATAGGCTCCAGCCGTTTCGCGGACGGTGCCGCACCCGCGACGAATGCGAACCGCGTCAGCAGAGACGCGCAAGATCGCCACTCGCCCGTTCGCTTCGAGGCGAAGCGTCTCCCAATCGTTGACGAGCAGCCCGTCACGAAACGCCTGAAGCCATGCCTGCGCTTTCACTTCGTTTCATCCTTTCGCGTAATCGCTGAAACTCGTGCGACAGTGTACTCGCCGCGATGCCCGGTACAAACCGGCTCCGGCAAGCCAGACGCCGCAGCGAACGCTTTGACGAGCGAGCAGCGCCGCTGCCCGAGCGCGGCTTTCTTCAAGCACTTGCCGGCGCTCCACGACGAGAGCGTCGCGGTCAAGTCGCCGTGACAGGAGTCTTTCCAGTACGACAGCATTCGGTACGCCACGCGAACGCTCGTTTGCGGGTCGCGGAGTTGCTCGACCGACAGCGGATCGTTCGGCTCAATCTGTTTCCACCATCGCGGCGTCGCGCGGGATAGCTGCATCGGCCCGATGGACCAGCAGCGGGTATCCTGCGCGCGGTAGTCGTAGCGGCAGTCTCCGTCGTTGACGCGCACGCGATGCCGGCTTTCCTCGTAGCCAATGGCCGCGAGCACCAGCGGGTCGATTTCCGGCGAGATGAAGCTGCCGGCGCTGCCGACCTCGACATACAAGTTCGCCATCGTGTGGACGGATTCGAGGTACTTGTTGTTCTTGGGGGTGCCGTCGTGCAGCAAAGGCGTTTCGACTAACGCCAGTTGCGCGAGCAGCGTGAAGAGTTTCGTTGCGTTCATAGGGCTCCGAGACACAGCCCGATAAGAGCAGCGACGATGAGGACCAGTCCTACCGTGTTGCCGAGATCGGGTCGTTCGTTTTGGCACTTAGGGCAATCGCAGTTCATAAGTCCAAGCAGCACCGTCCGCCGGTGGCGTAGTCATGCCATCGAGGATCATGCGAAGTGGTGAGTTGTTGGCAAGACGCCTCTCGCGACCAGAACGCGCGGGAAAAGGCGTAGCCTCGCCGATGGCGGACCCATTCCTGAATGGTTCCCATCATCCGTGCCCCGGTCGCTCCAACGCAATTCGGGTACGCGACAGCGTCTTGTTGCTGGTCGAGCCGCGCCAACTCAAACGGATCGCGTCGTTGAACTCGTTCCCATCGCGGTGCCCGGTACGAAACGAGCGCCGGGCAAGTCTCTCGCGAAGTGCCTTCGCAGGCCGCGCGCCATTCGCGGCTGGTGCAGACTCGTTTGCCGCGCGACGCGCAGAGCGTCTCCAAGTCCCAAATCTGGCCACGCAAGTCGAGATATGTCTCGCGCTGCGCGGACAGCCCGAGCACCGGGCGTGACTCAGGGTCGTTCGGCCAAGCGAAGCGATCGATACACGACCGACTGCTCGCAAACACCATGTCGTCCGGGCAGGACGCGAGCACGTACGAAACGAGAAACGGGCCGAGCATGGTTCGGATACCTCACCACGTTCAGCCCGCTAAGGTCAAGTTTGGTGTGACGAGTAAGTCACACTAGCCGGCGGCGGGCTCTTCCTCAACGACGGGAGCAGCCGGTTCTTCGACGACGGGAGCAGCCGGTTCTTCGACAACGGGAGCAGCCGGTTCTTCGACAACGGGAGCAGCCGGTTCTTCGACGACGGGAGCAGCCGGTTCTTCGACGACGGGAGCAGCCGGTTCTTCGACGACGGGCGCGGCGGGCGGCGCGAACTTCTCGGCGGCGCGGGCATCTGCTGCCGCACGGGCGTCAAGAATGGCCTGCCGTTCCAGAAGCCGCTGCTTCATCTTCAGGAGTTTTTCAACCCTTTGCTGTTCGACTGCCTGATCGATCTTCCGAATGGTCAAGTCGATGAGGCCGAGCACGGCGACGATGTTCATGGTCGTTCCTCCGTCACGGTGTCAAGGCACTGCGCGTCCACCGCGGCGCGGCATTCGACGTACTCTTTCTGTGATTGAGAGACATCGACGCAGTTGTCATAAAGCGACTTACAGCGCGCGACACGATCGGGCGTATCCGCTGGCGGGCACATTGGCCCGGCGAACGCCATGAGCGCCAAGAGCGGGGCAAGCCCGTTCGAGTCGTTCACGCCGCACCGTCTTTCGGGGCATCGGCGGGCGGGTCAGCGATGGTGATCTGCGGCTTCTGGAGCAAGTGCGCCACAGCCGACAGGCCGGCGAGCGCCGCCCCAAGCAGAAGCTCCTTCGTGCCCTTGCCCTCGTGGGGCATGGAGAAAAACGCGAGCGCCGCGCCCGCGAACGTCGAAAGAGCCACCGAAGCCCACGCTTTCCAATTCGTCTTCTTCATTTGCCACCTCGCAAAGCCATCGTGACGAGCGCGCCAAAAAGCGCCATGACGAACGACGCGGCGATGCCAAGCAGCCACCGCTTGACATCTCCCGCCGAAGCCTTGCGCTCGTTCACCAAGTCGAGCGCGGCGGACTCGACCTTGCCGATACGAAGCTCGTGCAAGTCAAGCCGCGAGCCGTGCGCGGACAGCACCCCGAGCGTCTGATTGTGCCGTTCCTGCGCGGCCTTCTCTTGCTCGTGAATGTAGGCGACGATCTCGCCCTTAAGCTCGTTGATGGCGAGCGCGGAGCGATGCTCGTGTTGAGTGAACTTGTCGTCCAGCAACTCTCGCAAATCCTTCGATACTCCGCGCGCGGCCATGTCAGCGCACCTTCCGCAGCATGTTGTCTTCGGTAGACCACGCCCACTTGCCGACATGGTCGGGCGAGTCGAGGTCAACACCGGCCAGCGCCGCGTGCTTCTTGACCTTGTCTTCTCGCGCCTTGAGCACTTCGACGGTCTTCTGCGCCGCTTGCTGAAGCGACGTTGGGAGCGCGCCGAACGCGGCGAGCTTCAGAACCAGTTCCATTGTCTGGTTCTGAAGCTGCGCGAGTTGCGCTTGCAGTTTTTGAAGCTCTTCCACGAGGGCTTCGTCGGTGATGGGGATCTCCGTAACGTCAGACATGCCGGGTATCCTATCACATCACGCCGCGCCCGAAACGCTTTGGTAGCGAACGGTGCAGGTCCAATTGATGGTCGTCGCCGCACCTTCGACCTGTACGACGAACGTGTTTCCCGAGACGCCGATTGAGCACAAATTCGTTACACCCCAACCGGGCGTGTTGTTCGTGTAAGGCGCTTCAAATGTACCAACCAAAGCAGCGCCGCCGCCCGCCTGCCGCGTGATGAGCGCGCGACGAACAGCCATTGCGCGGTCGGCGGTCCCCGTGGCTCGCCCGACGACATGCACTTCCACCCAAGTGCCGCTATTGTCAATCAGCGCGGGCGACGCGAAGACCGTCGTCGTGGCGTTAGTCGCCGTCGTCACCGCGCCTGTCGCCTCAAACGTGCGCGAGCCGCTGAACGAGTTGTGGGACTTAACAGCAGTCTGCGTTACGGAAATGGTGGAGAAGCGAGCCGTTTCCGTACCGATGGTGTACTGCGTGTCATTGCCCGCCGTTATATTGGCGAACATCTCTTGGATGAAAAACTGCTGCCACGTCGTGGCCAGTCCTTGCGGAAACCAGTACCAGCGAGTGTTGCTCTGCTTCTGAAGCGACATGCCGTTACCGCTGGCGTCGGTAATGAACAGCCCGTCGTTCGTCGATGAGCGGATAGCAAGCGCATCGTCAAGGCGAACCTTGCCGCCGAAACGCGCGGCAAACGCGCCGGTATTGACCCCGAAAGAAGAGATCGTGACGTTCGCTCCAGCGACGGGCGGTCCAGATACATCAAGCGTTGCCGCCGTAGTGATGGTCTGCGCCGAGGCCGCTGTGTATGTCGGTGCCTGGATTCGGACGGCTCGCTGGTTGGCAATAGCCGCCCCGCCCCCAGCGAATGCCACCGAGCGATTCAAGTTGAAGTCCACTTCAACGAGTTCTGCGTTCGCGAGTCCCGTGTGCGACGCAGCGGTGAAACGAACGCCGACGGGCGTGTTGCTCGTTTCGGCGGCGTTCGTGAACAGCATGCCGCCCGAACCAAAACGACAAGCTACGGCGATGCCCGTAGTAGCTGCGCCGATTTCGACGCCAGAATTGGATACCGCGAGCCGCTGGCTGCCATTGACAACGACGGAATTGCCGGTCGCGTTTTCTTGAATTTCAATGGTGGGCATGTGGTCCTTTATGCGTTGCCGATCACGGCCTGATGACGGACGTTGCAGGCCCAGTTAATCGTGGTGGCTGCGCCGGTAACTTGCACAAGTGCGTTGTTCCCGCTCACCGTAATGGTTGCGTCCCACGCGGCTGCGCCCGCGCTTTCGTTGGTGGTTTGCGCCACCGAGCCGAGAACCGTGGCCGCACCGCCAGCCTGCCGAAAAACGCCTGCGCGAAGCGTGTACTGCGCGCGGTCGGCGCTGCCCGTGGCGCGTGCGACAACCGAAACCTCAAGGCCGACCATAGAGTTATCGGGAATGGCCAAGGTGAAAACGGTCGTAATCGCTGCGGTCGTGGTTTGAACAGCGCCCGTAGCCACCACAAATTCAGAGCCCGCGAAAGCGGCGTGCGTTTTATGGAGCGTGCGGGAGTCGTACACGTCGCGAAACCGCTGCCCGGTCGCACCAAGGTCAAGAGACCCGTCAGAAAACGGAAGGATTCGCCCTTGCGTAACCAAGCCGCCGGTTGCGCCTAGAACGAACGTGGTGCCGCTCCCGACCGGGAAAAAGTACGTCTGCGATGCGCTATTCTGGCGAATACGAAGTCCGTTGCCGCTGCTGTCGACGACGTATAGCCCTTGTGTGCCGGGGCCGGTCGTAGCATCGCGAACGTACGTGCTGCCGTTCAAGCTGATAGGCTGCGAGCCTGCGTACAGCGAGAGCGACGACGCGCCCGTCGAGGAGCCGATCGCCACCGTCTGCTCCGCCGTGCCCGTAGCGATGTTGACCGCCCGCGCTGATGCACTTGTGCCGATGCCAATAGCACCCGTACCAGCGTCCAGCGTAAGTGACGACGCGCCGGCAGGACTACCGACGGTGACGGATTGTTGCGCGGCACCGCCGCCGGTCGCGATACTGACCGAACGGCTGTGGTTCGTGGTGGCAATTTCAATCGCGCCGGTCGTCGTCTCCAGAGAGAGCGTGCCGGTCTGCGTGTGCAATTCCGCACTGCCCGTGCCGTGAGCGTGCAGCGTCAGAGTGCGGTTGGCGTCGCCCTCCCACCGGAACGAGCCGCCACCAAACGTGATGTTCGCGCCACCCGCCGCGATGTTGACTTCGTCGCTCGCGTTGACCTGAACGATTTCAATGTCCGCGCTGTTTGCGAAGTTCCGCCCGATGAGCGCCTTCGCGTTCGTCAGGAGTTTCATCTCGTTGCTGGCGAGCAGCGAGGCAAGCTTGACGTTCTGGTCTGCGCCGATGGCGATCTCGTCACCGCCCGTGTTCAAACAGAAGTTCCACCGCGAGTTCGGCTCGTCCCAGATGACGACCGACTTGTCGCGGGCAACGCCCATGACAGCGCCACGGTAGACCGAGAGGCCAGTCATGAGCGACGGCACCGGGTCGTTCGCCCCCGCGCTCTTGTTGACCGTGAAGACACGGTCGGTGATGTCGACGACCGTCGAGTTGATGGTGACGATCGGACCAATGACGATGAGTTCGCCGGTCGGAGTAAAACGAGCGCGTTCGGTGCCGCTCGTCTCAAAGATGAGCGGCTGCGCGTCGTTCGTGCCGATAGTCAGCGGTGCGCCGAGCGACACGCCGCCGTCGATGGCGACAGCCGGTCCCGAGAGTTGCGTAATCGGCATGGGTCAGGTGCTCCCTTGCTTGACGTAGTCAACCTCGACCCAGAAGTCGGTCGCGCCGCCAATCGTCTTGGTGACTTGCGTTGACGACGAGCACCAGCAAAGCCCGGTGCCGAAGAGCCGACCTTCAGGGAAAGCGATGGAGACGACCGCGCCGTTGATGATGACGACCGGCAGCATCGACGGAACCGCGCCGTCCGCCGGGAGCGCGGTTGCGTCGAAAAGCTGGATGTACCGCGTAGCGCCGCTGGCGTTCGACACGCGCACTTCCTTCACGATGACGGGCGTCGTGCTGACGGCTTCGCCGTCGAGCAGCCCGTTCGAGTTGTAGGTGCTGACCGGGATGTGCTGCGGAGCGGAAGGAGTGTGTTGAACGATAGATGCCATTATGAACTCACGGCTGATTGATTACGGTCCAACGAAGCGTGGAAGTGTCGCTGGTGTTGACGCTTCCCGACGAAAGAGCCGAGCGAATGGTGAAAGTCGCCGTGCCGATAGGCCCCGCCGTAGGCGCAGCATTCAACACGTACATGATGGTGCTAGATGCGCTAGTGCCTGCACCGATTCGCGTGATCACGACATTCGACGTCGTAGAACGAAGAGGCACCGAAGTGATTGTCGCAGTCCCAGAACTAAGCGCCGCCGAACCGGAAACGACTAGCGGGTAGAACTCCCCGTCGGTGGCACCGACGGTGAAACTTGTGGCTGCCTTCATGGCTTTCCACGTCGTGTTTTTGAACGTGTTGCCTTCTCCACCGACTTGCAGCGTGAATCCGGTAGGAAAAATCGTTGTCGAAGGGAACCAAGTCGGGCGAGTGAGCGGCGCGCTACCCGACACGACAGTGCCCACGACGTACGGGCCGTTTAGTGCAGCCGTCGATTGGGCAACCAGCAAAACGATGTCGTTTGCGACAAGCGTCACTCCGTCTGTGTTCGTGCTGACGTTGAACGCTGCCAGATCCGCGACATTCGCAGTAACGACCGCGCGCACCTTTCGGAAAGGCGTCGTGCCAGTAACACTGAGATTGCCTGAAACTTGCGCGGAATTGTTGACGATAAGTCCAGTTGTAGTCACCCCGCCGCTGCCAGTAACGACGATGCCACCAGTGTCCGAAACAACGAGATTGCCGCCAAGAACATTTGCTCCAGCGGTGTTAACCGTAAAAGCAGAAAGCGTATCGGTTTTCAGTTCGGTGATCGCCATAATCTCACACCGGCAAAGTGCTGGTCAGAACCCAAATGGTCGCCGAGCCGGCGGTGGCCGCGCTCAAGTTCGCCCCCGTGCTAGTTGCCGCGACGCGCACGCTCGTAGAAGCGCCGGTGTTCTCCGTAAACGCGCCGCCGGAAGACTGAAGGACAGTATTGCCCGGTGCCTGAAACACGTTGAACGCACTCGCGTACTTGTTAAGCGTTCCGGTAATGCCGACGCTCAACGTGTACGTAGCAATCGCGCCGCCCGTAAACGACGCCGTGTGTTGAATGACGACGGCGTGAACGGTTTGCCTCGCACCAAGCGAGAACAGTTGGATGTTGTTCGTGAGCGCCGCAGCGGAGAGTTGCGTGTACGTGACGGTGTACTTCGTCCAAAAGGGCACGGTCAGCGCAACCGCCGCACCGGCGTTGGCAAAAGCCGTGTTGAGTCGGGGCACGACGCCGAACGTCGCGTCCGACTCGAACGTCTCGCCGATGAAGAACGGGCGTTGCGCGGCAGCATCCAGAACGTAGACGGCGCTCTTCTTGGTGTCGCCGAACTCAGCGCCCGTGCCGCCGTTGACTTTGCATTCAACGCCGTACGCCTGCCCTGCGCCTGCCGGCAGAGTGAAAGTGGCGATCTGCCCCGGCGGTGAGCCGGAGAACGTCAGAACCGGCGTCGCGGTGCCGCTCGTGCCGAAGATTCGCCAAGTGACTGAATCGACGCCCAACGTGGAAGTGAGCCGACAGTTGATCGTCGCTCCTGCCGCCGCATTTTGGGCAACGCCTGAAGCGCCGTAAACGCCCGTTCCGGGGTCGATTTGGAAAAGAGCACTTGCAGTCGCCATGAATCACCCAAGCAGCGCGAAACGATACGAGCTTGCGTCCGACGGATTGTCACTGGTGACTGTGAATCCGACGCCCGCGTTGAACGTATACCGAAGCTGCCCCTGGTTGCTAGCAGTAGTGCAGTTCGCGACGACGGTCGTTGTGGACGTAACAGAAGTGTTCGCCACGGTGACCGTCCCCGCCGAAAGGACGAACGTCCCGGTGCGGGCCGAGGCCGCATCGAGCGCCAAAACCGCGCCCGCAGCGTTCTTGACGCGAAGCTGGCTATTCGCGTCGCTGGAGCAGAACAGCGTCAATCCGAGCGCGGGCGCAGGGATGGAGTTGTTCGCGGTCGGGCTGAACCTGTGGGCGTTTGCCACCGACGTGATTGCAACCGCCGTGGCGGTGATGCGAAGCACGTACGTCGTCGAACCATCGACGATGCAAGTGATCGTCCATGTGCCGGCGTAATCCGGCACGAACGTCGGACTTGCCGTGTCCGTGTCGGTCAAATCGCTGCGGCTAGTCGCACCGCCCGGCTTCGCCATCGCCCACGAGTACGTGGTGCCCGTGGGCGTCGTAGAGAGCGTCACCCGCTCACCGACGACATAGCCCGAGCGCGCATTATCGACCGCGGTATCCCCCGCGGTCATCGTTTCAGAAGCGGAATTTGCGAGGATACCGGCCATTGTTCACCCCAATTTGAAACCGAGCGCACTCAGTTGAACCGTGCCCGTCTGTTCACCGCCGGAGGCGGTCGGCGTCAACGTGGCCATCGCGGATAGGAACTCTTTGTGGAGCGTCAGGAGCGGCCCCAAAACCGTCGTGATGGAATGGACGACGTCAGGAATCGTGTGCGAAGTCGCATCGACGCGATGCGCTTCATACACGCGAACGATGTCGGCCAGCGTCGCCAAAGACACTGCCGGATCGGACTCATCACCCGCGCCCTCCGTCACGAAGGCGTTCGTGACGTCGGGATCGTTGTGGTAATTTTCTTGGCCAGAATAGCCGTTCGCTTGGTGAAGTTTCAGCCACGAGGCGATGGTTCGTACGGCCACCGCTAACGCCAACGGCGTCTCGCAGCGCGTCGAGAGGTTCTCGATCTCGACGCTATCGACCAAGTCAGGATACGCCGGCAAGCCGAACGGATCGGCGTGCCAGTTGTTGGTGTCGTTGGTCATGTGCTGCGGGATCTTCGTCACCAATTCCGCAACAAGCGGCTGAAGATTCGGGGCAAGCGTGGAAACTGCCGCATTCCGAAACAGAAGAAGCTGCGTCAGCACTCCAGCAGACTGCGCGGCACTTGAGGCGCGCGGAGAGCTTGGTGAGATGATCGCCGGAGAGACGACACCTTGAAGTGTGCTGGTCGTTTCGCGGATGGTGTCGTTCCACACATACACGAGGAGCGCCGCGGTGCCGTAAGTCGTGGCACCGATGCGCTGCGTCATGCGCTGGCCGATGTAGACGTAAAGCGTCTGTTCAGCACCGAGTTTGGTCTCCGGCGTGTACGCCGCGGGAGCATTGGAGTAACCACCGCCGTACGTCGTCGCGCCGTACTCGTACTCTTGCCCGACAAAGATGTACCGACCGCCGACGTCCAACGTGACCGAAAACGGCACTTCGGGGAGAATGCCGCCTTCTACCGGCGCGTTCGGCGGCGTGATCTGAACTCGCGACGACTCCGTTTTCTGAAGCTGCTTGTAGAGCGTGCTGCCTTCAGGAGCCGCGACACACCAAAGTCGGATGAAGTCGCACGTCGTCGGCAGCGCGACGCTGGCGGTAACCTGCACCGCCGGATTCGGCAGGGCGTAAGTCGGAGTCGTCGTCAGCGTGATCGTCACGAGGTTTTTCCGTCAAGTGGTGTAGTTGCCGATTGGCACGAACGTCGTGCCGTTGACAAGCGCGATGACTCTAGGCGAGTTGGTGGCCCAGTACATCACGACGTAGCAAACCTGAGAACCTGCCGGAACAGCGCCGACAACGGAGCCCCCCGGCCCTCTCAAGTTGAGCGAAAAAACACCGCCGCCGTTTGCCATAGAAACGACGTACACAGATCCCGCAACTGCGTTGGGCAACGTAATGTCGCGCGGAGCCGTGGTGTTGATGTTGTAGCGAGAGTATCGGTACGCGACATTGTGATTTGCGTCTGTCGTAACGATGCTTGGTGCGATGCTTGTAATCGCCAAGCCTGGGACGCGCACCGCTGGAACATGGGTGCTCGCGGACGTGTTCTGAAAAACAAAGTCCGCCAATCCAAGAATGCGACCGGAAATGGTAGTATCTGCGGGATCTGCTTGAACGTCGATATACAAGTCTTCGTTTGAGTCGAACGAGATTCTTCCCGTTGCGGCAACGGTCCAATCGGCAAATAGCCAAGACGAGTTAGCAGAAGTCCAGGCAATCGTCGGGGCATTCACAGAGGTCGACCCGGAAGGCGTCAAGACAGATACGCTAGTCGCCAAACCGGCTGTTATCGTCAAATCCTCGTTGTAGGTGTGCTCGACGTCGCGATTGTAGGTAATTTCAAGATTACTCCCGCTGCTGATCAGTTCGTAGGTGCCGCCGTTGACGATGTCGAGCGCGTTCGGCTGCTGCGTCACCAGCGTGCTCATGTGCGTGCTGGGCAACTTCTGCCCGTACGAATACCCAAGACCGCCAGTAGGATCGACAAGAGTCATCGGAGTTCTCCCTAGTACATTCCGTCAAAGTCTAGACTGCTGATGTCGAGCAGGAAGCCCGATCCGGTGACGTTCGTGGACCAATCAAACGTCGCCCATGCCGGCAGCAAGGCATCGAGCAACTCGAAAAGCTGGACGTTCGTTCTTTCCAAGAAAGTCTGGAGCGACATCGTCGGCGGGCGCTGGACTTCTACCAGAAGATGGCACCGTGCTGAAAGCCATGCCGTTCCTCCGAGACTGTACGCGACCGGCCCCGTTGTGTAGGGCGAATACGTAGGAAACGTCGGCGAAGGCGGCGTATCGAGGTCGGTTCCGTCGTACCGCCAGCAACGAACAAAGAGATCGCCGAGCAACTGCGCGACGGCTTCGTCCACCGCACGAATCGAACAGCCCGTGTTCGCGCGGTACTTGGCCGCGCACCGCAACCGAATGTCGTGTCGAGTGTCCGTCGGCGAAACTTCGACGCCGAGAATTTGCTGCCACGAAAACAGACGCTCGTCGCTCGTCACCGGCAACGAGTTGTTCGCGATCTTGTCGGCAGAGCGCCAACGAGCGGCCTCGCTTCGGGAAAGCGCAAGGTTCTCGGAATGGACTAGGCCCGTCTTCTCTCCGTCGTAAACGGTGCGGTAGGCACTACCTCGCGCGGCGCGAAGTTCCCGGTAGAACACCCAGGCGTACGGCACGCGCGCCTCGGTTTGGCTGTTCATCTTGTCGGGAGCAGCGCCGTAATGGCCAAGCACTCGCGAACGCGACCATGTCGGCTGTCCTTCGAGTTTGGTCGTCACTTGCGTTGCCATTACCACACCACCAGCGAAACGTCGGTGTTGACGAAGGTCGGAATACCCGCCACGACGATGAAAGCGTGTACTTCCATCATGTTCGTGGTTTGTATGATCGCGTTCACTGCGGGCGCGTTGCCTCCGCTGAACGCGGCAGATGCGGCAACCGTTCGGAAATTGACCGCGAAGGCGTTATCGTACTCGTCTCGATAAGACGTGTTCCACGTCAAGCGAACACGTCCCGCGCCGAGAAGCGTAATCGTCGGCGCAGCCGGAATGCCGACGTCGTGTTGCCCGAGATAGGCGAGAGGGACGGTGCTGTTGGTAGAGAAGCGGATCACCGCAAAGGGCGCGGTCTGAATCACCGAACGAAGGTCCGACGCAAGCCGCGCGTGCTGTTCCGCGGTGAGCCCGTCAAGAGCGGTCCCGCCAAGCGGCAAGGGGCAGGGGGCGAATCCTCCTAGCGGCATGCTTCAACCCGTCCAAGTAATGAGCGAGACAACCGCGTTCGAGACAGCCATGCCGTTTTCGTCGAACACGCGAACGCGAACGGTGTCGTTCACACCGTCGGCGTCGGCATCGCTGATTTCCGTCGTGACGTAGCCGGGAGTTGCGGCAGGCGTCAGCACCGTACCGACCGCGGCGATGATGTTCGCGTTTGCAATCACGCCGTAGTCGTCGGCGTAGCTGTCTTGCCAAAGAAAACTGACGTCGCCGTTGCCGTTGCGCGTAGCCGTGGGGGGATTGCCGGCCATCGCGTAGTACGTGCTCAATGTAGGCGCGGCCGGTACGGCGTCGCTGCATTGAAACGTACACACCGAAAACGGCGCGGTTCGCGCCACTGCCGCAAGATCGGCGGCGATGCGGCAAAGATTTTCCGCGCTGAGATCCGTGCGTGGATTGACCGTCCCTACCGATTGGTAGTTGGTCTTATTGATGTGCCCACCATAGGCGGTGTGGCCATTCGCGCGAACCCAAACAGGATAGCCGGTGGGGGTGATGCTCATTGCTTGTAGATCCCGAAATGGCCGGGGACGAGAATGTACGGGCCTGTCGTCGGAGTAGCGGTTGCCGGCGAGGTGGCCGACCGATAGAGCCAGGACAGATCGGAGATTTCAGAGTGTGCCGAAGACATCTCGTTTAGCTGCTTGACGGACAGCGAAGGATACCAATCCTCGGTGGCAAAAGGCCGGCGAAGTGCGCGCGGCAAGCGATTGACGTCCGTGGTGCTCTCGCCCGGACCTGTTCGTCGCATGCTGGTCTGCCAAGTTTTGCCGTACTGCGTCGAGTTGACGGCGGCAGGGCTGATGTACTCACCAACTTGCGCGGTGGCGTTGTTGTGGTCGGTCAGCGCCTCGTCGAACGTGATGCGGTACCCGCCGCCGATGACGACGAACGAGACAATCAGTCTCACGTAGAATGCTTGGTCCACTCGACTCCACCATGCGATGTGCGTTTGCCCGGCGATCGGCGCGGTGGATGCGGTCAGGATGTCAATCGTCTTGCCGCCGTTGGAGACGGCATTGATGAGTACGGGACCGCCGAAAGACTGCGGCCAAGGTGTCGCATCAAGCCAACCGAACCCGTTGCCGCCAGCCGTGACGGCATTGGGCAGTACGGCTGAAATGGCGACGTTGGTCTGCTGCTCGATGACGGTCGAAACGACGATCTCCATCTCGTCGGGCATGTTCGCGTGCAGGGCGTTTCGTACGATGGATGTCGCCTGCGCCGAAAGCGCGCGGGAGAAATCGTACTGATCGGGGTCGATGTCTTTGACGAGAGCGACCTTGGTGCTGCCAGGACCGCCGAGCGCCGGATAGACGAAAGCGTACTGCACCGTTGCCAAAGCGTTCAGCGACGTCTCGACGACGAATCCCCAGTTCCCTCCCGCCGGGATGTTGCGGAGCCGATTCAGGATGCGGTCGCGTTTGCGTTCGTCCGTCTCTTCGTCCGCGCCGCCGGTCAGAGGGTCATTGGTGCTGACCTTGGCTTCAGAACGGACGTTGATAGGCGGCGAGACGAACCGAACGACAGTTCCGGCTTCTGCGTTGCAGTCCGAGCCCTTGTCGATCGTGATGACGGGCACCTCGCCCTGATCGGGCACGCTGATGTGAACGCCATCAACCTGGGCGCGTCGTCCGTTCGGCAAAACAAGCTGGTCGTTGTTGAAGTTGGCCGTAGCGCCAGAGGCCGGAATGGTCACAACAACGCTTCCAGTAGCAGGAGCGGGGCTGATTTCGGCGAGGCCAAAAGAAGCCCGAATCTCGTCGAGGCTTTCCCCGGTCGCCGTCAGAAGGTTCGAGTTGATGTCTGCCTTCTGGATGTTGCTGTATTGCAGAATCCCCAGATTGCCGACAGCCGTCGCGAGAATGTGCCAATCAGTACCGGGGCGAGTGATGCGATCGACCTGCGATTCGTCTGCGAATTTCCGCGCTTCGAGTCGCACGTCGACAAGGAAATCGTCACGGATTTCTCCAGCAGTCGCCGGAACATAGAAGCGGTCGGTAGGCAGCGCCATTAGATCGTCCTCGTCGCAAGCTGCGGGGTGGGCGAAAGAACGGTCAAGTCTCGGTACTCGATCGTGATCTCAACACGTCCGCCAGATTGCTTGATGATGAAGATGTTGTCGATCTGCATGATGCGTTCGACATCCGTGAGTCGATAGAATGCTTGACGAATCGCCGCGCGCGTCTCGGCCACGAACGATTCGGTGATCTTCGCGGGGCGGCGAATGCCAAGAGTCGGAAGCGCGCTCGAAGACCCGTACTCAGTATTCAGGATGAGAAGCACGCGCTGCCGAAGTGTCGGCATGCCGGCTAACTGCCCGACGTACGAATCGATTTGGTAGTCGCCGCTGCCAGGATTGATGTAGCGAGACAAAGCCGGTCCCTGCGTTGCCGCTGCGGGTGCAGCAACGGGAGCCGCCATCGCGAACGGCGTCGAACCTACAGGAGAGCCGGAAACCATCGGTTCAGTCCAAGGGGCAGGGTATCGTAAACGACGGAAGCGTCAAAGCAGGAAGCGGCGTAAGTTTTAATGCCGGCAGAGGGGCAATCGAAGGCATCGGCGGCAACTTGGGGAGTTGCGGTGCCTGGAACGACGGAAGCGTCAAAGCAGGAAGCGGCGTAAGTTTCAATGCCGGCAGAGGGGCAATCGAAGGCATCGGCGGCAACTTGGGGAGTTGCGGTGCCTGGAACGACGGAAGCGTCAAAGCAGGAAGCGGCGTAAGTTTCAATGCCGGCAGAGGGGCAAGTTGCAGTGCCGGGAACTTGCAGGCGCTCATTTGCCCTCGACGGTCATGTTGCCGGCTGTCAGCAGCAGCGTTTTCAGCGCGGTCAAAGCGGCGCTGCACTGGGGAGCGTCAACGTCAGCCGTTGGCAATGCCTTGAACGCTGTTAACAACGAGTCCCTAGCAGCAAGTACGTTGTGCGACCCTGTGGTGCCACCCATTTGCACCTTACCCAAAATGCTAATCGTGCCGTTTTTGTTAAGAAGGATCGAGCTTTTGCCTTCGGGGGCAATGAGCGCAATGCCGTCCGGGGACATTTGAATCAGCCCGCCAAACGCCGCGATCTGGACTTTGTCCGCGCCGCCGTCCAAAACCAACGCGATTGTGTTGGAGTCCGTGCCTTCGGTGACCAGCGCCACTTGGCGATTCGCGTGGCAGCGGACCTGCGCTTTCGCTTCGGGGTCGCAAGAATGCAGGACGGCATCTCCCGGCTGCATCGAGGCGACCACACCCGCGCACCGCGGATCGCGTGCGCCGACGATTGCTCCGTTGAAGGCCCCCACGTCGCGCAGAATGACGCCTTCAGCGAATCCGACGTCACTGGGCGGGTACGGCAGCACAGACAGCCCAAGTGCTTGGTAGCTGCCGACCTCGCCGAAAGACTCGTAGTCTTCGTCGCTGGTGATCGGCACGAACGCTTCAATGAGCGGAAGCTTCGTTTCGTCGTCGAGCTTCGAGGTGTTGATCTGGCAGATGTCGACGTTCATTCCTGTGCTCCAATCCCGAACGAACCGGGACGCCAGCAGGTCAACGTAGTCGTCGGCCCTTCATTCTCGTCGTAGTTGAAACGAACGTGCTCCACCCACAGCAAACCGCTGATGTCACACACTTCGTCTTCGACTTGGATCACCGTATCGACGGCATACGTTCGACCAGTAGCGACGTCCTTGTGCCCGCGGAAAACGATCTCGTACTGAAGGCAATCTTTCAGGCGCTCCGCTGCCGCGCGCGCGGCGACGTTCATGATCTGGTTGACGTCCTTGCCAATGTTGTCGCGCATGTAGAACAAGCGGTAAAGCGCGTTCGTCGGGACGTAGTTGGACTTTGGCAAAATCCGCTGCGTAATGATTGAGACGTCTTCCGGCAGCAAATCGAGGATTGTTTGCTGGACGTTGCTGGGAATGATTGTCGTTTCTTGTGGTGCTTGGGGCACCGAAGAAATGATTGTGGCCTTGGCAGAGCCGAAGTTCTCGGAAGAAGCTCGCCGGTATGTCGCGATCGTGTTGGCCTCCAACGCGCTCGTCGCCGAAACCGTTACGCGGCCTTCCCCCACGCCTCCCGTCCTGCCACTCACCAAAGCCACGGTAGGGTACTTGGTGTAATTGCGGCGAGCGACTGCTCGAAGCACGTTGTTGGAAGCCGCCGTCGGGCTGCTGATGCTCCGCTGAACCGAGTACGCGGGAGACTGCACGTAGTCAGGAGCACCTAGCAGCACGCTGTTCCGCTCCATCGTCGGCTGAACGGTGCAGCCGAAACGGGCGCAAATCCGAGAGAGGAACTGAAAGATCCCTTCTCCGGGGTTGGCTTTGTAGTTCTTGAGCGGCGCGTTCTGGAAAGTTCTTGGGCCAAGCGGCGTCTCGATCGAAACACCGACCCGTGAATTACGCCAAACAGAGGCGTCGAACGACACCGTGTCGATGCCAACAGGACCAGCCGCCAACTTGACGACTTGCTCCAGCTTCATGTTTTCGCTGATAGCGAGCGCCGGGTCGACGTGGCATTCGACCAAGTCGGCCATGTAGTCGCGTCCTTCGCATTTGATGGTGAGACCCGGCCCTTGCCCGACTTCCGTGATCTCCACGCGGCCGCGCACCTGCAAATTTCCGTCGAGGTACAGCGACACCGGCTGAAGCTCCAAACCCCGAAATCTCGTGGCATCGACGTCGCCTTCCGGTTCGTACATGGTGAACGAGAAGGCATCGGTGCTCGTCATGTAAGCCGAGTCGATGCTGTACGACTTGATGCGGAAAGTCGTCAGGTCCAGTCCTTCGAACTGAACACCCAGGGAAGGCTCGTCTAGCTGCGTCATTTGTAGAACCGCACGGTAGTGCCGGCGGGAATGAGCGGCAGGGGCAAATTCGCGTTCAGCGTGATCAGTTCTTGAACAGTGAGGCCAAGCTGCGCTGCCAAAGCAGTTGCGGTAATGTCTTGTGCTACCGTCGTAGTGGCGATTAGCCGGAAGTCCGCCAGTGGATTGAAGCGGTTCAGCGTGTCGATTTGCCGAAGAGCCGTGCGGATGATCGGCGCGTTCACCGGATTCAGGAGCTTTTTGTCGATCTGCGCGAGGACGTCAGCGATCTTGTTGACCTTGTGCTCGTACTTGGCGATCGTCGCTTCGACGCGATCGACATACGCCGTCAATTGAGCACCAAGGCCCGCGATTTGATCGAGCGCGTCAAGCCCACCAACAAGCTCTTCCGTCACCCCGTCGAACTGCCCTAGACGAAGCCGCTCAAGTTCGGCGTTGGTGATTTTCGCGACCTGCGAATTGAGCGTTTTGCCTTCTTGGACTGCGGTGTCCAAGCCGGCAAGCGGCGCACCGAATTGGTCAATGTCTCCCAAATCGGGCGAATGCACGAAGACCACCTGAACGTCGTCGCCGTCTCGCTTGTTCACGTCGCTGGTCGTCTCGACCTGCTCGCAACGAACCATGAACGTACCGAGAACAGGATCGACCATCTCGCCGGCAGTGCGGTCTCGGCACGCGCGAAGGAACGCCGGGTACGTTTCGATGAACAAATTTCGGTACGGACCCTTCGTAATGTCCTGGCGAAACGGCACCGTGTACTGAAATCGCCAGTTGCGTCGGCCAAGAGATTCGACCAGTTCGCCGTCCGAGTAAGCGTACTTGTGGCGAACGACGTCCTGGCTGAAACTGACGTTGCGCGCCGCGACCGGAACTTCGATGCCTCGCCAAGACAGACGAGGCAAATCACGAAAGACGTCCATGTTGGTCCTTTACCGAGGAGAAGACGGACTGGCAGAAGAGGGCGCGTCGCCGCGATTGAGCGAAGAACTGCTCAAACTGTTTGCCGCGTTGGTGAGTTTATCTGCGGCGGCACCAAGCTTGTCGGCAGAAGTTTTCAACGCATCGCCAGGCCGAGCGCCGGCAGCGATGTTTTCTTGCACACGCCCTTGCAGCGTTCCCATCAGTTCCCCGGCGTTGGTTGGAAACCCTCGCGGATCGGGCAAGCCAGACAGCGCGAACAAATCCGGCTCCGAGAGCATGAATGGGCGTTCAGAGTTTTCTTCAATCGCTTTGTAGAGATTGTACCCGGCGAGGCCAACGCCTCCAGCAGCAAGCCCTCCTGCTACACCTAGCGTCGCGGCAGCGCCTCCTCCCAGTGCCGCAACACCGGCAGTCAGTCCGGTTGCAAGCGTAGAAACAAATCCTGGCGCAGTCATCGCGGCGGCCTCTGCGACAGGCACCCCCATGAAACTTTCCATGCCCAACGCGCCCGCCGCCCTAAGCGCATTCGCTTTTAGGCCGGTGCCTAGAGCACCAAGCAGCCCCTTAGCGGTAGCACCGACACCGAGCAAAAGAGCCGCAGTCGTGCCGGGATTTTCTACAGCATCTTTGAAAGCTTCCGTACCCGCGCGCGTGACGATAGCAGACGAAGAAGTAGGATCGCCGCCCCCTAATGCACTTGCGAGCTTTTCAACAGCCTGCGTCAAAATCGGCATGGACTGATCAGCCAAGCGGAGCAGCGCCTTTTCCAGCTTGGCGTACGGATCTAGTTCCTCGCGTGATTTCGCGAGTTCTTTAGCTTCTCCCTCAGAGACTCTCTGCCGATCAGAAATCGCGGCAAGAAGGAAGTCGCGAACAGCCGCGGCACCCTTTTCTTCGGGCGTACCGGAGCCTTGCCGTTTCGTGCCCAGGGCGTATTCGTCGAGGAATCCGGTCATGGCACGATTGCCGCGCACGTTGATGCCCAGCTTTTGCAGCTTCGACTGATCTCCTTTTGTCGCTGCAAGCAGCGCAGGAATGGTTTCTTCGAATCCGCGGAGTTTTCGGATCTTAGTCACCGGGTCGATGCCCATGACATCAATAGCGTTACCCCCAAACTCTTGGGTTCTTGTGAGAGCCAGAATCTTTTCTTGATGGAAAGTCAAATCGTCCACTAGGCGCGCGGTGGCTGTCGCCGCTTCTGCTGCGCCTTTTGAGCCGCCGCCGATGCTCTTCTGCGCCACAGCAGAAGCAATCGCGGCGGTTTGCGCGAAATCTGAAGACATCATCTTCGTCGCTGCACCGAGCACTGGCGGCGCAACGGCGGCGTATTCAGACATCTCGATGGATTCTTTCGCCGCGTGCCCGGCGAAAGAACCGACAATCTGCTTTGCCGTTCGCGTAGCCTGCTGTTCGGTCATGCCGACGTCTTTGTCTCGGGCGAACTTAAACGCCAAACCGGCCAGTTTGGCGACATCCTCTGGTTGCGAAGCGGTGGCTTCAGCTATCGCAGTGATGTAACCAGAAAGGTCGAGCGCGCCTTGCACGCTCCCGGTCGGGGCCTGGAAAGCAAGCATGGACCGGATGACGTCTCCTCGCTTCACGCCGTACGTTTGCGCGACTGTTCCGGCTCTGTCCAAAATGCCCTTCTGGATGTCCGCCAAATTGCGCTTGTCCCCGGTCTGTCGTGACAGAGAGGCCAACGCGGTTGACGCGCGATAAGCATCACGACCTTGCATATACGTCGCGCCGAGAAACATGCCGGCTCCCGCAGTCGCGAACGTCAGTGCCCTAGAGCCGAGAGACGACGCCGTTTGTGCCAAGCCCCCGTAGAAGCCTCGCTGTCTTTCCAGGCGTGCGTTAACGATGTCTCGCGCTTCCCGATTACGGCGTGATCGCCTTCGGTCTTGCGCCCGATAATCGTCGCCTCTGTCTCGCGAGCGAACGTGTGCATCGTAGCGGCTGGCGCTACGAAGCTCATCGCGCATTTGCCGTTCCCTGGCTTTCTGCAGGTCTCTGGCCAGTTTCTCCTGCGCTCGCAGTTGCCGTTGCGCGGCTTTCTGCTGCTCGCGAAACTTTCGATCGTCCGCGTTCTTCTGTTCTCGCAGTTGCTTTTCTTGCGCTCGTTGCTCGACGGCCCACGCCTGCTGCCGACCGCGTATATGGGCATCGTATCGAGGAGTGCGCCCGCCGTGTGTGACCGGGCCTCCTGCGCGCATACGTGCGCCGGCAGCGCCGCCGAACATCTGTTGAACAGCGCGATTGTGTTCGCGAGCGCGGTTCTCCAGTGACCTGAAAGCGCGAGCAACGTCGGCCATGCCGACAATCCGAAAGTCGTATTGAAGCGTGGCCATGCATTACTCCAAGTAGCTCAACCGCCGTCTTTGAACATGCGCTTGAAAACGTCCGCGGCTTCTTCGGTGGTAATTGGGCGATCAGGAAGAAGCGGAGCGGTTTTTGCGGAAAGCTGCTCTTGCACGCTCTCGACAAATTCCTCCGCGCGCTTCCGTTCGGCAGGGTCGATGCCCAAATCAGTTTCGCGTAATCCAATCTCGGTGGCACTCACAGGAAGCGCGCCAAATGAGGAAGTGCCAATATCCCAACTCTTGAGGGAGGCAGCTAAAGTAGGAGGCAAGTTCGAGCACTGGGTACCCAGGAGGGCGGACAGTGAATACGCGCGTTCCGCTAGCAACACGGTCAATTCGACCAAGTGATGCCAGCCCAGCACTCCTAAAGGGAGCGCGGAGCCGCCCTCCACAAGACGCTTCATCCAGGCCGTCGCTTGCTCCGGCGTCTCAATGTTTCCTTCGTACGGCCCGAACTTGCGCTGCACCATCTGAAGCGCCATCCACAACGCTTCGAGTTCGTCGGCCATCAGCACGTCGACGGCGTCGGCGTTGATGAAATGGCGAATGTAGCGGGGTTTGCCGGCTTCGGCCGTATTCTTGATCGGATCGACCGAAAGGCACGCCATCGAGAGCAGTTCTTTGGCAACGCGGTCGCCAAGTACCTCTTTGACAGCCGGCGCATCGTGCTGTTCACGGGGAATGCGCTTCTTCTCGACGAGCCAGTTCTGCGCTTTGATTCGCGCTTCGTCGTACTCGGCGAGATTCAACACTTGAAGGCGAACTCGACCGATCGGCAGGCGCGTGTCGGGATCTCGCCGAGGGAAGTCAACCACTTCGCTCGGACGTACCGGAGCGGAGAGCTTGAGAAACAGTTCAGTTGCGGAAACTTCTTCTGGGGGGAATGCCATATGTACCAATAGAAAGAGCCGCGAGGTCGTACGACCCCGCGGCTCGTGCAGGAGAGCAGGGCGAAACTAGGCTACTGCAACGGCTTCAATTCGCCAAGCCAGTTCGCCGTGCCCTCGACGCTCGCGTTCACCGTCTGGTTGATCGAGACGTCAAGGAACTTGCCGAGACCGACGTACTGCGTCGAGCCGATGATGACCTGCATCGACACGTACTCGCCGTTCGCGCACTTCTGCTGCCAGGGGTACTCCTGACCGCCCTTCGGAACCGCGAAACCAATCTGAAGATTGACGTCGCCGGAGCCGGGGGTGAAGCCGGCGAGACCTTCGTTGAGAAGGTCCACGCGGTTCTGCCCGCTGTTCGTGGTCATCTGAATCGAGGTGATCTCGATCTGAACGACCTGATCCACGAAAATCGCTAGTCTTGCGTGATCTTGCAGCGTTGCCATCTGTGATGCCTCCTATCAGGCCGCGCTGATCTCCGCGACGCGCGCCGTCATCTGGTGGAAGAGGTCGACGGCGTTGATGTCGACGCCAACCTCCAAACGCCCGCCGTTGTTCGGGTCGCGCACGACGCGCAAGCCCGTCTTCGACTGAGCGACGTTCTGAAGCCGCTGCCCGTTGAACTCGTCGAGCAGTGCGCGCACGAAGGGCGCGTAGTTGCTCGGCGTGATGACGTTCGGGTAAAGCCGCTGGTTGAAGTTGACCGTGCCGTCCGGCAGAAGCTCGTCCGACGCCAACTTCTTGTTCGAGTAGTTGAGCGCGTGGCGAAGCAGGAGCGTATCGACGAACTCGTCGGCGACGCTGATGCGATGCGTCTCGGTCGCGCGGAAGTCGTCGTTGTTGCCCGTGGCATCCTTCGAGCGGGTCGTGCACGACATGACGACGTAGCTGCCGGCATCGTTGGTCGCGATGCAGGTGATTCCGTCAAGGATCGCGTCGTTCTGATCGTCGCCGTCAGGACGGTCAGCATCGCGGTAGCAGCCGGGGATCAGCCAGTCGCCCCGATCCGCGTAGCTGTCGAAGTTGAACGCGGAGTCCCGCTGCTCGTACTTCTGACGAATCGCCGCCATGTTGGCCGCGAGTTCCTCGCGAGTCGCCTCGCTGTTCTTCTGCCAAACAAGCTGAAGTCGCTCGTAGTTGCGACCAATCGCGAGGCTCTGCACCGAAGCGAGAGCAAGAGGCGAAGCTGCGATGGCAACCGATCGCAGACCGGGGATCGGCAGCGACTTGGTGGCGATGTGCGTCTGCACAAGACCCAGCTTCGTCGAGTCCTCGATCGAAACGACGACGTAGTAGTAACGCGCCGCGTCAATCACCGCGAGGGCCGTCGTGAGGTTCGTGGCTTCCGTCGTGGTGCCATCGACACCCGCCGTCGCCGCGCCCGTGCCGAGAGCGTCCACGTCGCTCGCGTTCTGCGTCGCGACCGTCGTCGAGATGCCGGCGGCGATCTCCGCGCGAACGCGAATGTGCGCGTTCTGCGAAGCACCCGCGATCTTCGCCGTCAGCGTGATCACCGCGAGCGTGCCGCCGCCGTTGTCTGCCGACACAGGCAGCCAAGACTTCGAGTTGATGACCGCCACCATGCTGGTGGCAATCGCAATCGCCGTATCGCCGCTCTTGATGCCGATCGTGTTCGGCTCGCCGCAGATCGTCACCGTTGCGACGCCGGTACCCGTCGCCGCGTTCGCGAACGTCACCGTAAGCTGCGCGCTCACGAGGCCCATGCCACCGCTCGAAGGCAGGTACGGCAGGGCGAACACCCGCGCGATGTTGTTGGCCATCAGGAACTTGCGGACGGCACGGTGCAAGGGCGAACCAGCCCCCGCGCCCGTGATGACGTCCTGCTCGTTCTTGACACGATAGACCTTGTTTGCGGAGTAGCTACCCGTCGCCGCGAGCTTCGGCATCACGAAGATCACGTCACGCGCGGCGGCAGCCGCGGTGCTCGGACCCTGCGCGAAGAGAATCTCCGTGTAGCCGCCGGGAACGCGGTACGTGCTAGGTACTCCAGTAATGGGAATAGATGCCATCGTCGCTCACCTTTCAGCCTTCTGATTTCTTCTTGGCCGGTTTCTCGACCGGCACCCATTCGCCATCGAGCCACTCGACGGCGACAAACTTGGTACCACAAGCGGCTGCGGTTGCCTCATCGAAAGGCCAAAGCGCCTGCTCACGGTTGACCATCGCAAACAGCCTTCGGCATTCCTTGCTGTCTGCGGGAACTTCATACGGTCGGTTGTCCGCCGGATAGCCCCAAGAGCCGTCCGACATCTGCCGCTTGCTGCGCCCAACGTACGGGGCCGCTTGGCCAATGAACTGCATCGCACCGGGCACACGAACGAGGAGATTCGCGCGCGGGACAAACTTGAGCTTTTGAATCGTGGTCACTTGAATTCCGTTTGGGCGAGGAAGTGCATGTTGGCGCGCAGCACGACGGCATAGCGAGCCGCCATCTTCCACCAAGCTCCACCCATGACGAAATAGGGGCGGTTGCCTGGATGATTGACTTTTTTGGCGAAGACGACTGCGCCGTCCCGCCGACCGATGAAGCGAAGAAACCGCGCGCGTCGCGGGTAAATCATGTGCGGACGCGCACCGTATTCAAAAGACTGAGCGTACTTAAGCCGTTCCCCAAGTTTACCGCGCGAAATGACGTGATTCTTGTACTTCAAGAATTGTCCTTTCGCCGAAGCGAGAAGCTTGCCGCTCTTGACGTGCTCCTGCAATTCACCGCGAGTCTCATTCATCGCTGCGGTGTTGTGGTCGCGCATCGTGTTTTCGACCATCTTGTGGAAAGCCCGGTCGAAACGAGCGTGCGTCGCCTGCATCATCGAGATGTTGATCATCGCTTCTTGAGCCGCTGCTGAAGCAAGTAGACGTGCGTCTCGTGCTTGTCGGCAATGCCTTGCAGCAAGTTCGAGACACCGTCGGTGACATCGTCCTTCATGGCGCTCGCAATGACCTGGAGCAGCCCGCGCTCGGCTTCGAGAGAAAGCTGCATGAGCTTGTCCGCGTCGGGAACGTCGCAGGCGCGGCCAAAAGCTTCGAGCAATTCAAGCGCAAGTTCGCTCGACTTGAGCGGGCAAACAAGCAGGGCATCCCCAAGGCCAACGGCGCGTTCGCTGACCATGTCGATCTCGTCGAGCGCCGCACCGTACAAGTCGCCGAAGAGCTTGTGGTCGCCTACGAAAGACGGACCCTTCGTCTGCCAGTGCGCCGCTTGGTGCATGAGGTAGACCGCACGCAGCGTAACCGCCACCGACGCCAGCGACCGGGCCAACGGCTCTGCTTCCGGGGCCGTTTCCTCCCAGCGAGCCAGCAGTTGAGGGAGCAATTCCTTGTTGCCGTCTTGAATCACGTCTGCACCTTACCGTAGTTCGGATCGGGAATGGTATCGGTGCGAGCTTGCACCGTATCAGGAAGAACACCCTCGCTTCCGCCGACGCCGATGTTGTAATCGACGCCGTCGAAATCAGTATACGTTTGTGTCGTATCGTCGAGTTCGGTGGTCTCGATGTCGAGATGCACGGCGTAGTAGAAGTTCGAACCTTCTTTGTCCGAGAATGCTACCGGGCCTTCGTTGCTTGCCACAACGCGCATGACATCGAATCCACCGTACCCTTGGCCGAATTGAAGCGCACCGTTCTGGTAGGCGGGATGGGCGCGGCGGCGAATCAAAAACGTCAGCAAAGACCGCACGCCGGGGAGCATCGCGGCGATCTTGCGACGGTCGTCCGCCGGCAACGGCGGGAGGATGTAATCAATCCCCCAAGTCGTACGGATGACTTCTCGCTGAAGTGTGAACTCTTCATGCACGGCGCTCGTGCGGTAGCAGCAGAGCAGCGGCATCCCCCAACTGGCCTCTTTGACCAAGTCGCTGGTAGGCTGCAAGTAGCAGACATCCTGCACAGGCATCGCCGCCGAAAGCGCCGTGCCGGCTGTGACAATCGCCCACGGGCTGTTCGCCACGACCGACGTCGTGCTTTGCGCCAGTTCCTTGTTGATGGCGGCTTTGAAGAAGGCGAGAAGCTTGTCCCGCGCCGGATCGAGCGCGCTGAAAAGCTGCGCGTTCTGCACCGGCAGCAGCGGAAACTCGACGTCACCGAATTTGCCGTAGAGATAGCCGTCGTCGCTCATGGCGTCCCCGAAATCTCGACTCGCAGCGTGTAGTGCCCTGCGCGATCGTGGTTGAAGGATACCAGTCTTCCGTACGCGCCGTTCGGATATGCAGGTCCGACCAGCTTGTACTGAACAACGGTGTTGTTCGGCAGATTGCTAGGCTCCAGCACGCTCGCGAGAATGCCGCCGCCAGGATAACTCGGCGTCATAGGGCCGATTTCGACCGTGGCCTTCTCGTAGCCACCAAGCGCAAGTTGCTCGTTGTTCAGCCAGCGAATCTTTGGCGAATACCCGTTCGCTTCGGTGATCGGCGTGGAAGTGACGGTTTCCGTCCCCTCCCCAATCTCCGCACCGCTCCAAGTGCGCTGTTCGATAGTCAACGAGTACGGACGCCATCCCAGCGTTCCAGGGATCGCCCGAATCGAGTTCACCACCGGAAGAATGGAATCGCGAAACGTCGCCATTAGTAGACCGCGACAGCCGAACCGCCACGAGTCGAGCGAAGGTTCTCTACGCCCAACGCGCTCGCCAGTTCGTCGCGCCAGTAGTTCTGCAAATTCAGCATCTCGCGGCGAACGCTGAATACGTTGCCGCCGAAGAACTCGATCTCGTCGACCTGCTTGATACCGACCTGCTGTACAACGCTGGTTCCAAGCTTGTTCGCGATGTCGCGAAGCCGACCGAGAATCTCGCGCACGATGGACTCTCCCCGCTCGACGGTGACGGGGTACGTTCCGGTGTGCGTCTTGGAAAGAAGTACGGTGATCGTCGAACCTACGACGTTCTGCACCGTGGCGGTCTCCTGCCGGTCGTCCACGTCGATGATGACGCGGTCACCAGCGGAGAAACCAGTAGCACTCGCAAGCGTCAGAGTGACAGGAGACGCGAGCGCGCCGGCAGCCACCGCAGTGACCACCGTCGCGCTCGTCGTCTTTGCTCCTTCCAGCAAGTTGGGCTGAATGACCAACTCGAAAACCCGTGCGACGCCGATGTACGGCTCCGCGGCGACCGTCAGCAAGTTGTAGCCAAGCTCGTACTTGCAGCGGGCGATTTCGGAATCGAGCAGTGCCATATCAGCCCCTCAACTATCAGCCGAAGCCGTTGAACTTGCGGAAGCAGACCTGCATCGAGTACGTGTCGGCCACTGCGCCGGTCGTGACGCCGACCTTCACAGCGGGACGCACGTACTCCCAGCCGAGAACGCCCGTGGGCGCTTCGAGCACGACGGTGACGGGATTGTCCGCACCCATCGTGCCCGTCGCTTGCGCGACGTACGCCGCGCCGTTCGACGGCTTGATGTCCACCCACGTGGAGTTGTCGTGAGACACCTGCCAGTGAGCAGCGAGCGTGATGGTGTCCGTTTCGGCGTCGAGGACGAACTGGCACGAGAGCGTGTCGACGGCGATCTCGTTGGTGGGGTACGCAGTACCGCCAACGGAAGCGCCCGCCGCGATCGTGTCGAAGTTGCCCGTCGCCGCCGCGCCCTTGAAATAACGCGCCGGGAAGCTCATCAGGCGTTGTCCTCCGAGTAACGGACGCTGGTCACGAACCGATTGTCGGCGAGACCGAACGCCATGAAAGCAAGCCAGATAACCTTGGCCTGCTGACCGTAGTTGTCGTCCGAAGCCGGGACGACGGCGGGCGGTGCGCCCATGCCCGCGAGAGCCACGCCGGGGGCAATAGCGTGGGCGCGATGCACCTTGACGCTGGACGAGTTCAACGGCTGCGACAGCGTGGTCGAAACCGCAAGCTCGTACTCCGGCAGCGACGCGAAGTAGCCGGGGAACAAGGGGTTCATCTCCTTGTGGAACTCGGCGTAACGCGCGAACTGCGGATCGTCCTTCAGTTGCTTCTTGCCCGTCGGCGACACGACCATGAGACGCTTGCCGTTCGAGAACGTCGGCAGGTTCGCCTCATCCTGCGCGCGGGACGCGCGGCTGATCTGCTCGTAGGTGAGCGGAGCCTGTCCCTTGGCAGTGATGTCGTTGTCGGCCGCGAAGCCGTTCGGGTAAAGCGTCGTCGATGCGAGGTCGAAGAGCGAAACCCACACGGCATCAATCCAGCGATGGAAGTCGCGCTTCAGGTGCGTGCCGACGAGCTTGGCGAGATTGTGAACGCCCATCGAAGCGTCGAACGCATCGATCGCGTAGGGCTGCACAGCCGCCGCGCCGTAAGGGCCGGCGTAACGCTTGATGGTGAGCGCCACCTGCTCCGAACCCACCTCGATCGGAGTCGTCGAGATCGACGACGCCGTACCGATGACGCGCGACGCCTCGGTGTAGGTGGAGTTCGTGAACTTCGGGCGGTTGAACCGCATGGTGTGGCCGGGGCCACCCATGAAGTCAGACTTCGTCGCGAAAATCTCGCCAGGGAGATCCTTGGCAAGCTCCAGACGATCCTGCTCTGCCGTGGAGTACGGAGCACCGACGCCGCCGACCTGACGACCCGGAATCTGGAGACCCAGCATGTCGGGGACGTTGAGGTCCGCAGCAATCGCGGAGAGCATGAGGTTGGCGTAGGCGTACTGCGGCTCGGGCTGAACGAGCAGTTTCGCCGACGTGATGTCGTAGAACTCCTCGGGGAGCGTTACACGTGAAACCGGCATTTCGGTGATCCTTGTTAGTTGGTGTCAGGTCAGGCTCCCCGAAATCGAATCATCCGGGGAAAATTTCGCGGCTGAACCGCGAGAGATAGTGCGCCGCCGCGATAGGGTTCTCCCGCTTGAGACGATCATACTCGTCTTTGCGGTTGGGCGGACTGGTGCTCGCGTCGACCGGAGCCGAACGCGGCAGTGCGGTGGAAACCGCAACGGGTGCGACCGGAGCGGTAGGCGCGGCAGCGGGAGGCGTCGCAGGCGAAAGAACACCCGCCGCCTGGAACACCTGCGCGAGCGCGATGCGCTCCTCGGCGTCGTCGGTGGCTTGCTCAATCGCTTGGCGTGCCTGCTCAGGAAGAGCCGAAAGCGTGTTTGCTGCACGCTCACTCGTCATCGCCGCGAGCATCGCTTCCATTTCAGCAAGCTTCTCGGCCTGCTGAGATGCCGTGCTCTCAAGTTGCGACCACTTCTCGTCGGTGCGAGGAGCCGCTTTGGAAAGCAACTGCTTCGCCTTGTCGAGATCCTCGACGCCGAGTTCCGCGAGCACGCGACGCTCCGCAGCAGCGCGAGTCTCATCGAGGCGCTCTTTCAGTTGCGCGCTCGTGAGACGCACCTCGGCCACGTTCGCCGGAGCGGCGACGGGCTCAGTCTGCTGTGGTGCTTCAACGGGCATGGGAGATTCGACAGTCGTAGGAGTGTGCTGAATACGTGACATGATTCCCTTCTTTCCGATACACCCGATAACGCTCGGTGAGGCGAGGAGTTAGGGAACGTAGTTTGGTTTACTTGCCGGCGCGACCTTTCGCTGCCAGCTTGGCGAACTTCTTGGCCCCGTACTTCTTGCGACCAATGTACGCCGCGAGCGCCTTGGGGTCTTCTGCTCCCTTGGCCGAAAGGCTCTTCGTGAGCATCTCGAAACGCTTGCCGGTACCGAGTTTGGGCATCTTCACGGTCATTCGCCTTTCTGCTTTGCGGTCAACCGCCGAAAGCGTTTGGTCTTCTGTGCGATCTTCGAGGGCTGTGAGACGAACTGTTGTCCGCGCTTCATCCCCTCACGCTTCGCGCGCGTGGTGGCCGCGTACTCTTGCGGCGAGAGCTTCTTGATAGCGGCTTCGGGCAAATACCGCTCGCCCGTCTGAAGCGAAGGCTTTCCGCTCTTGGTGCGCCACTTCTGCTTGGTCCAACGGGAAAGCGCGTTGCTCGCGCTCTTCGCCCCGACGTAGCCGCCACCTGCCTGCTTGTAGCGAGCAACCGCAAGTTGCGCCTTTCGCGCAGACCACTGCCCAGGCTTTCCGCCTTTTGCGCCCGATTTAACGGAAGCAACGATGTTGCTCCACATCTTCGGCTTGGTCTTTTTCGCGACGGACATTGGTTACTTGCTACGCAGAATAGCGGAAACCGGCTTTTTGCTCCACATCCGGCAAGACCAGTACCGCGGAGTGGTCCGATCGGTGGCCGTTGCACAGTTGTGGCGAGCGCGGAAGTTCGCGCGACGCTTTGGGTCGTCGCGACGAATCTCCATGTTTTTGTCGCCGAAGTTCACTTTGACGACGTTGCCCTTGGCGTTCTTGACGAACACCTTGAACTTCTTGACGTCGCCGGGCATGGGTTTGCCAAGCTTCACGCGGCTTTTGTCCACGAGCTTCTTGAACTTCCCTGCCACGGCGACGCCTCCCGATTAGAATCAGGCGCGGTCGACGACCGCGATGATGCCAAGCTCGCTGTCGAGAGCGGTCGAGGTCGTGACCTCGGTGCCGTCCGCGGCCGAAAGCTGACCAGTAAGGCTGTCCGACGACACGGTGAGCGCCTGAACAGCGGTGCCGGTGAAGTAGACCGCCTGCTTGTTCGTGTCCGCACCCGCGAGGATGCAGCTTCCGGCGCGGAGCGTCGAAGCCTTGCCGTCGCGCGCCGTCGCGTCGATGGCCGCACCGACGCCAGCGAGCGACGCGGTGTCGGCGGCTCCGGTGTACGCACCGAAGTCCACAGTGATGAACCAAGCCTCACGCGAGCCGATGCCCGAGAACGAGCGACCGACGCACTGAAGACCCCGAATCGTACCAGCGATGACTGCCATGTGATTTCTCCTCAACCAGCCGCGCGTTTGATCGCGTGGACTGTAGCCTGTTCAAGTTTCGCGGCTTTCAGTAGCCGCCGAATCTGATCTCGTTCTTTCTCAAGGTGCTTGCGCGCCTTGATTTCGCTCTCGACGTATCGCAATCGCCGCTTCAAGTCACGAACCAGTTGTTGAGTGGACATGGGCTGAAGCGCCGTAGCGACTTGCGGCTTCGAATTGAGTTCAACGGAAGGGGGTGCTGCGGCAGCCGGAACTGCCACAGGCTCCCCCGCCGTCTCCGGCAGAGGAGCGAACTGCTCGCCAAACTCGAAAACGTGTGAATCTTTCACGACTGCGAATCCCGGCGCGCGACTTCAGCCTCGATGAGCTTCAGCCACGCTGGCGACAAATTCTCGTCTGCGTACAACGCGAACAACTCGTCGTCGCTCGCGGCGGCGAGTTCCGCCTCGAACTCCGCATCGCTGATTGCGGGAGCAACCGGCTCGACGACCTTGGCCTTTTTCTTCGCGCCCTTCTTCGGTGCGGGCTCGGCCGCTGGCGCTGCCGGTGCAACATCCGCAACCCACGCCCACGACGCTTCCCCGCACTTGATGCACGAGAGATCGGAGCCGGGAGTCTTGTGTCCGCAAACAACGCAACGCTTCATGGCTTCACCTAACTATCAAAACTGTATTCTATCGAGCAACGGCAATTCGGATGCAAGGGCGGATCGCCTTGGGGGAACTCTTCCTCAATCGGGATCTCCGTATCGTCCAAACTGCTGCACTCCATACACGTTAGCGCATCGTTGGAAGCATCCCAACGCTTAAGCGCAACCGCCTTCTCTACGCCGACCACGGTTTCCGCCGCTTTCCTCCGCTCCTCTTCCAACACACGAACCGCTTCGTTCGCGGCGAGAAGGCGGATTCGGCTGTCGATGGCGGTTTCGGCGAGCTTCTTCAGTTCGCTGGTCGTCGCCATTCGCAGTTTCTTGTCTCGAAACTCGATGAAGCTTGAAGCCAGCGACGCCGCTCGACGCTGTTCGGCTTTGGTCGGAGCGCGTGTCGAACGAAACACCCCTCCCGTCGGAGGCTTCTTGACGCGCAATTCGACGAGCAGTCGATCGCGCGCAAGTTGTCGCAGAGGGATTTGCCCGTCCAGAAGCGCCTGAACGAGTGCGGCTTTGGCTCCGCGGGACTTTTTCGCTGCTCGCATGAGCAGCAGCAAGAAGACGGCTTCAGCGGCTAGCTGGAGCTTCCTCGTCTTCTTCCTCTCCGCTTCGCTCGGCTGCGCCATCTTCGTCCGCCTCGTCCTTCTCTTCGGACTTCATTGCCTTGGAGAGCAGCTTTTCGACGCTGTGCTCGGCGGCTTCTTCGGCCTGCTCCTCGATTTGTTCGAGGACGGCTTCCATGTTTTCGAAGGGATACACGGAGCGGATTTTCTCCAGCGCCATCCTCCGAGTGATCATGTTCGACTGAAGCGCGAGTGCCGCGGTCGCGATGACCTGTTGCTCCTCCGTCCGATCCGACCGGAAGAAGGGAGGCCAGACAAGAGAAAGACTAGGGGGTTGCCACATCGGAACGCCTCAGAAGTTCGAGAGAAGAAGCCAGGGCTGGAATGCGTAGCTGCCCTCGCTGCCCCATCACGTAGGACACGCGAAGCAGCATATGCAAGCTCGGCAGAAGCAGCCGCGAACCCACATCGTCGCGGTACTGCTCGCAGCGGTCAATCTGCCGGGCGCGAATGACTTCGAGCGCCTTGCCCGACAGGACGCTGGCGCGCATGCGAATCGAGTCGGCGTCGAGGAACACCGCCGAGAGGGACTCGGCAAGTTTCATTCGAAGGTCCATGCAGTGGTTTTCCAGCGACGCGAGCGCGTCACCGGGCAGCGTGTGAAGTTGCACCTTCACGTCGGGGGACTCGTACTGCCACACCTCGCCCGGTCCCTTGCGGCGTCCCTGTTGCCGCTGTTGCGGTCGGTACTCGCCGGTCGGGCGGTTGTCGCTGGTGATCGGCCCGCCGCGGGAAGTCGCCGGCACCGAAACGATGTCTCCGATCTGCGAAGGCATGAAACCGGGCTCGACACCGATCTCCGTCCACTGCGGATCGCCCGCGTAGAGCGCCGCGCGATGCTTCATCGACAACGCGAAATCCAGCGCCGTCACTTCATCGAGAAGATTCTCGTGGATGGCGTTGCCGTCGTAGTTGTCGACAACCGAACAGCCGCGCATGAAGGGATACCAAACGACCGGGCAGAAACCCAAGCCGTGTTCGACAGAGGACTGAACCTGCCAATTCGGTTCGGCGTAGCCGCTCGTGATCGTCGCGGCCTTGAACTCGACGTCCTTCTTGTCGTCGATCTCGCGGCGGTACATCTTCGGAACGACCTTCCAGCAGTTCCGCTCTTTGACCGTCGCGTAATACGGGTACTCGATGACGAGCCGCTTGACGCTGCCGTCGTCATCGAACTCCGGCTCACACCACCGCGCCTTGGTCGAGTCGATGAACAACTGCCCGCCACGAACGCCGTGGATGAGCACTGCGCTGCCGCAGCCCTGCGCGGCATTGAACGCTTCGCGAATCGCCGCGTGAAACCGCGACTGCCTTTCCACTTCGCAGATGAACTTGTCGATCAGGGCGGACTCTTCCGCCGACAGCCCCGAAATGTCGACGCCTCGATCATCCTCGCTAGGCCGGCTGGTGATTCGCGGCCATCGCGTCTCCCCCAACACCAAGTCGGTGTTCGAGGCGATGGCGTTTCGAACCAGCGGATAGACGATGCACGGCGCACGGTGCCAAAGCGGTACCGAACGGTCGAAGAACTCCGGCCTGCCGGCGTACTGCGTGCCGTCTACGTACCGCTCCAGATTCGCCATGCGCTGCGAACGAGGCGAAAGATGCTCGGCGATAAGCTCCGCGGCCTGCGCGTAGCCGTCCATGCTCGTCAAATTCTGCCCGTGATACATTCAAACCTCGTGACGCCGCCGATCTGGCCCGCTGCAAGCGTGGAGTGCTAGCGCGAGTGCCCACGCCCGGTCTCCGTGACCGTCGTCGGTCTGTGGGGCATCGTAGCGCACATTCCCCGCGCTCGTCACGATTCGCCGAATCGACGACAAATCGGTCATCAAAAGCTTGTCGTTCGCCGGGATTCTCACGGTCTGCTCGGTGAACGCCGAATACAAACCCGTCGCCAAGTCCTCTTTGGACTGCGCGGTGAACGTCACCGGCTCGACTCGCGACCGACCGAACCGCTTCTGAAGCCGTTCTGCCGGGAAAGCACCCATACCCGTTGCGTCGATGCAGAGTCGCTTGACGTTCCATGTCGGGCTGAACGCGAGCGCCGCGAACCTCTCGATGTCCTCGTACGCCGTCCGCTTGGCGTTCTCCGCGTACTGCATCCACCGGATGCCACGGAAGTCCTTCTTCACGATGACGAGTTCGGTTCGGTCGTTCACACGCCCAAGATCCATCCCGGCGTAGCAAATCCCGTCGTAGCTGTACGTGTCGTCCACCGCGCAGGAGTACAGAGCTTCACTCGGAATGTACTGCTGCGCGCTGTTGATGAACTCGCAACGGAACAACTGCCCGAACACTCGCCCATCACCTCGCGCGAGCTTCCAGCAATCCTCGATGTTGACCGGCATCCCGTCGGCGATGGCGTCATCGAGCGTCACCATGTGCTTGGTGTAGCCCTGATGCTGCTTCGGGTCGGACCAAAGCCCGTACCAGAAATCGCCCGCGCCGTTCGGCGTACTCAACACGCGGATTCGGTAGCCGTGAAGTGCTGTGCCGCCCGCACCGTCCCAGACTTCCTCCGGTCGGTCGTAATACGCCACCTCGTCAAGAATGACGTTGCCGCTGAACGAACGACCCGCGCTGCTGTTCGGCAGCGACATGATCCGTCCGCCTGTCATCAGTTCCAGTTCCTTGCTCTTCGCCCGCTTGGCTTGCGCCCACGTCGAGCCTAGCTGAGTGAGTGCCTGCGCGTGCTTGCTCGCCTTGTCGAGCACCTCGTCGGCCTCGCGCTGACCAAGAGAGATGATGGTCGTTGTCTCTCCAAGCATCGCCCAAAGAACGCTCGCCGCCGCGATGGTGTGTGAACACCCAATCTGCCGACTTTTGAGAATCAGCGCGAAGCGGGTGAAGTCGAGCAGCCACTCCAACTGAAAGCGGTAGAACGTCGAAAGCCAAAGCTGAATCGCTCGACATTCGTTCTCCGGCAGCGCGCTTAGTGCGTCCAGGGCGCGGCGTGCGTTTTCCGAAAGCGGCGCGTCCGGGGAAATCACGGCTCTTCGGGCTCGTTCGTCGGCGCTTCGATGACCTTCTTCGGCGACAGATCGCCGAACAAGTTCCGCATGACCTGCCGCGCGTCCGCCGGCGTCATCTGATTCTGCTGCCCCATGTTGATGTTCACCGCGGGTTGAACGCCCGGTGCCCATCGCTGCGGGAAGCGCCGCTCCAAAAGACGGAACGCCATGTTCGGGTCGTCCTGCGCCTTCTGCCGGATGATGGCGACGAGGACTGCTTCCAGTCCCGCCTCCGTCCGATCCACCTGATCGAAAAACGACGCGAAAGGTTCCTCGCCTTCGTTCGCGAGCCGCGCCCAAATCGTAAACGTCCGAATGTCGACCCCCGCGGAGGCACACGCCACCTCGCGCGTGTTGCCCGCCTGCATCACCGACAGAATCTTCTGCCCGAGTTCGGTCGTGTACTTCAGCCGCGCCTTGTGCTCGCCCGGCGTCATCTTCACCACGGCCGGCGCTGCCGGCGGACGAACCGGCTCGTCTGGCCCGCTTGTCCCCACCGCGGGCGTGATGCTCTCGTGCGTGGCAATGTCCTGCTTGGTGTAGAGCAGCGACTTGAACCGGTCGACCGCGGAAGCCGTCATGCCTCACCTCGCTTGTTCAACTCTGCCAGAATGTCTTCTCGCAGATCGTCTTCGAGTTCTGGGTCTTCGAGGACCGCGCGCAACTCCTCGGTAGGCACCTCGGCCAACTGCAAATCCTCTTCGTCCTCTTGCGTTGCCGCACGTTCGGGCAAAAGCGCGGCAAGCTGCCGACCATCGACGTAGCGGTTGTTCGGCAAACCCGCGCGCTCGGTAAACGCGAGACGCTCCTCATCGTCACGGAAGACGACAACCAAAAACCAATGCGACGAGTGCGTCGTGTTGTTGTGCTTGGCGGTGTTGTCTCGTGCCTGCTTGACCTGCTCGACGCGGTCGGCAATCTCCGCAAGCACCGTGTCGGTCGCCGTGTCGCCGACGATCTTGAAAACATCGGACGCATCGAAGCCGGCAATCATCAAATCGAGATCCGGGGCTTTCAGCATCTCGCCGAGTTTCTCCAGATCCCACTCGCCTTGTGCTTCGGCGTTGTTGAGAAGAAGGTTCGCCGCCTTCTCCTCCGCATCGTCCATGTCCACCGCCGCCACGCGAAGCACGTAATCGCGGTTTCCGTTGATGGTGTCGAGCGCGCGAAGGCGCTGATGCCCACCAACAACACGACCCGTTCGGCGATTCCACGTGATCGGCGCGAGAAGACCAACCTTCTCAATCGCCTTCTTCAGCCTGCGCCGCGCATCTTCAGTGATGTACCGCGGATTGTAGTCGGCTTCGACAATCTGCGAACGATGGATCTCGACGATCTCGTACCGCTCGGAAGCGTGCCGCTGCGCGTCTTCAAGCGTAGCTGGGGCCGATGCCGAAAAGGCGTCGTCGCTCGATGATGGCTCCGCAGAACGGGAACGCTTCTTCGAGTTTTTTGAAGTCGTTTGGATAGAGGTCATAGAGCCAACAAACCGTTTCCGTGTCGAGACCGATCCCGTTCACCCGCTGATTCGTGCTCGGTGGGATCGGCAGTTTTCGCATCGCAAGGTACGCCATCACGTCTCGGCTGGTCCAATCCCAGAGCGGCGCAACCACATCGTCCTTCTTGAACTTGTTCGCCCCGCTTTGGGCTCGCCAAACCGAATCGGCACGCTTGGCACCGTGGCCGACAAGCTCAATCCCCGCGTCCGCTCGCGCGAGCGCATAGATGTCGTTGATCGCCAAGTGCGGCGCGTCCGCCTTCTCGAAGCACATCACCCCCTCGCGCATGTACGCCGCCCGCATCCAATGCGGATAGTGCCGCACCCGGATGCCGTAACGCGCTTCGGCCAGATCCATCTGCTCCTGCACGGATTCAAGATCCGGCACGACGTACATGAAGAACGCCTCGAACCGCTTCGCGTACCGCGAGCAAATGTCGAGCACGATCCACGAGTCCTTGCCACCGCTGAAGGACACGAGCACCTCGCGGTCCTTCACCTTCTCGATGGCGCGGTCGAGCGCGGCCAGCTTCACCTAACGCGCTCCCGCTTCTCCTTCGCACGAGAAAGCTTCTTGCGAAGTTCCTTCGTCGTCCGACCCGCGACGAGCTTCGGCCCCTTCGACCCCTCGCCCTTCTTCTGCGTCACGACGCCTTTGCCTTTTCCGCCTTCACCGGGCATGGGCACCTCCACCTCGCACCTTAGCCACTTCGCGATAGGTGTGTCCAGTAGAACGCACCCGCACAAAACCGCGTAACACGCTTTTGTTTTAAGCAATCGTGTTGTTCTGCTTGCTCCGCGTCCGTCTGGGTTGTTCGGGCGTCGGAGAACCACTCCGCGTCCGGCTGGGTTGTTCGGGCGTCGGAAAACCGCTCCGCGTCCGGCTGAATTGCCGTTTTCCAAAAACACCGATTCGTCCGGCTGGGTTGCCGTTTTTCAAAAACACCGATTCGGCCACCCAGGTTGTCTTTTTTCGAAAACACCGATTCGGCCACCCAGGTTGTGTGTGGACCACCGCGTGATCGGCGATTTTCCTCCATTAGGCACACCCCTTGCATATAGCCTAACCGGCCGAACCGCGGACGAACTAGTGCAATCGGCGAACCGCGGCGAGCCGAGCCGAGCCGAGCCGAGCCGAGCGCGCACGCGCGAAGCAACGGGCCGCGCGCGGATTCCCTGCATTTTCCCGCGCGGGAGGGGGGGCAGTGGAAGAAGATGCTGGGAAAATCAGCGCGATCGAAAGGGTCCGCGATCGCGTTCGGCGTCCGCTAACCGGCCGAATCCGTCGGCGACATCGCGGCCGCGGCGAGCGCCACGACCGAGGGGTCGGGCGTCGATGCGCGCGCCGTTCCGGCGGTCTCGTGGTGTCGCCACGTGCGGCGGCGTGGCCGACGCGCGGGGGGCTGTCCCTGTTCGAGCGCCATCACGCGACGCGCGAGCCGAGACAATGCGCGACGTAGCGTCGCGACGCTCCGCGCTAGCTCGTCCCGTTCCTCGCGGAGTCTCTCCGCTGTAGCGGCGACGTCGTCGACTAGACCAGCGGCACGGAGCGACGACCACGCAACGGTCGAAGGGTTGCCACGCCCCCCACCGCGGCGAATGAGCGAGACCCCAGTCCGCGCTTCGATAGCCCGGAGGCGATCCCGCGTCCGCTTACGCGCTGCAATCGGCGGCCCGTCCGTAGGCCAGCCGAGCAGCGTGGCGACTTCGATCAACGTCAACCGACGCACGATTTTCGGCATGCGTCAAGTATGCCCCACCACACGAGCGCAAGGCAAGCGCCACCGCGCGCGATGACGCGCGCCCCGCGCGCGGTGGTGGTAGTGAGTCCAATTCTGGCCCACCCCTATAGGGATCGCAATATTATCTAAACGCTTAAATACGCAATTATAAATTGCATTCTCTATAGGCTAGGACTGATCCACGAGTCACTACCACCACCGATTTTTGGGGTGCCGTCAAGACTTTTCGCACGATATCGTTTTATTCCGTGATGCCCGCGAAGCCGCCCAAACGCCTTTATAACGCATCGACACGCTATTGTGCTACCTTGACCCGTTTTAGTGCCGAAAATGCGTTAAAACGGAAATCCCGATTTTCCCCGGGAATTTAACGGGTAAGTTAATACCTACACCCGAGCACCCCTAAAATCGTCACGCGGCCGTGCTTTTCCCCTTGCGTTGTTTAACGCTTTCGACTATTCGCGCGGGCGCGCGCGGTTCCTTTATTTGTGCGGCCGTTCGCCGCGGTGGCCCGCGTGAGAAATTCGCGAATCCCGCAAAGCGCCGAAATCGCAGGGGATTTCCGCGAATTGAGAAAAATCGACATCGCAGGACGATTTTTGCTTGCTCCGATTAATAGTCGCGTGTCATAACTCTTTCGTCAAACGGCGCGACGGCGCGCCCCACCGAACGAAAGGAAACCACCACATGGCTCACGAATGGCATCGCGGCGTGCTCGCCGCATCGTCTTGGCACGGTCTCGAAACGGTCGCGGAGATGCACACCGCGGAGGACATCGTCGCGCACGGCGAGACTTCGGGCGCGTGGCCTATCGCTCTCCGCTCGGAGGACGTCTACACGTCCGGCGGGCTCCGGGCTCCGGGCTCCGCGATCGTCGCGTCCTACCTCGCGCACCCCGATCGGGCGCTCTCCGTCGTCGGCGACCGCTACCGCGCAACGACGCCGGATGAGTGGCGGACCCTGGTTCGCGCTGCTACCGCTGCCGGTGCGCGACCCACCGGGGCGTTCTCGCTTCGCGATGGCACGCGAGTGCTCGCGACGTTCGAGATCGGTAGCGGTAGCGGTCTCGTCGACCATCTCATGTTGGCCGATAGCTTCGACGGCACGCTTCAGTTAACCGCGGGAACGAGCAGCGTCCGAGTCGTTTGTGCGAACACCCTCAAAGCAGCGATGTCGAGCGATGGCAAGGGAATGGCCAGACTGCGGCACACCGCATCCCTTGAAGAGAAGGTAAACGTGCTCGCCGACACGATCGGCGAATCGATCGCCAGCGGACGCAAGGTGCGCGAATTGTACGAGCGAGCGAGCCGCACCGTTCTCCCCGCCGACGCCGCGCGCGAAGCGTTTGACGCGCTGTTTCCCTCCGCGCCCGACGATGCTTCGCAGCGTGCGAAGACCCGCGCGGAGAACGAGCGGACGGACGCGAGGATCGCGGCCCGCCGCCCCGAAAACGCCGTCGGCGGTGCGGCCGGCAATGTCGCCAGCCTGTGGAATGCCGCTACGTGGCTGGTCGATCGCGAAGCGGACGGCGCAACGCGCGAATGTCGCGGGGGAGCGGACCGCCTAGACAGTCTCCTCTTCGGAGCGCGGAGCAAGCGGATCGCGGAGATCGAGACCGTAATCGAACGTCTTGTCGAAGTCGTCCGGCCGGACGGCAGCGTCGAAGCGGTCGCGGTCGCCGAAGCGGTCGCGATGGGCGTGCCGGCCGAGCAGGCCGGCCTCCTCGATTGGATCTTGGACGGCTGACAGGGACACCCGACCGTCGTCCGGTCGGGCGTACCCTTCGGCCGCTCACCCTCCCGTGAGCGGCCGAAGGGTGCGACGGACGCACCCACCCCTACGAAGGAACCCATGAACAACTGGATCGAGACCAACTACATGCTCAATCATCCGACCGCGCGCTCGGAGCGCCTCGCGGCCGTTGCGCGGCTCGCCACCGCGGCGGGAATGCATGACGCGGAAGAATCCGCATGGCTCGCGACACTCGGCCCACATTCCGACCCGTACAAGCGGAAGATCGGGGAATATTTGTGGGGGATTGCGAAATCGCTCGGCTACGTGCGTCTCCACACCCTGCCGTGGTGCGGTGCAGTCACTCATGAGACCGCAATCGGCGATGACGAAACGCCGTCGCCCGCACTATGGCGCGCGCTCCGCGCGGAGCGTGATCGCCTCGCAGCGATCGAGATTGCCGCAGACGTAGCCGCGCGTGTCGAACTAGTCCAGACGTCGGTCGAGACCGACGACGAAGAGACGCGCGGCCCGGTGGCGCTGCGAGTCTGCCTCACCTACGCGGACGGCCGCTTTATCGAGGCATACCGCGCGCCATGACCCGATCCATCCTTGAAGCCCTGGGGGCCGCGCTATTTGGCGCGGCGCTCGGCGGACTAGTCGCGCTGGCCCCCGACGATCCCCCGCGGCATGCCGGGCCAGTAGTGCGCGCGCACTACTCCCGGCCAGTCTATCGGCCGGCACCCCGGCCGGCACCCCGGCCGCGTCCCCACCGATAACCCCCTCGCCCCACCTAGCAACGGAGAAACCCACCATGCAGACCTACAGCCACGATTCCCGCGTTTACCTCACTTTCTCAAAAGCCGAAGCGAAGGCCCTGCTAGCCTTTGCGTCGACCGACGAGACGCGCACCGCGCTGTGCTCGGTGTGCCTGCGCTATGTCGACGGACGCCCGGAGGCGATCGCGACGGACGGACATACCCTGCTCCTCCTCCGCGGGCGGACGGGTGGGTCGACGCCGATCCCCGCTTACTCCCCCCAGGGATACGCGGTCATCCCCCGATCGACCATGATGCGCGCGGTCAAGGCATGCGGTGCCCGCGAGTCGATCGCGATCGCGATCGGCTCGCAAGTCGAAGGTTCACCCATCCTCCACGCGGACGTCGCGACCGTCCCCCACGCCGGACGCAAGGGGGAGGGAGACCCGATGCTCGGCTCCCCCTCGACAACGTCGCAAGTCGTGATCGATGGCGGGATGCAGTACCCCCCCGTCGACCAAGTCATTCCCGCGCGACGCACGCACGGGACGACGCCGGACGCGGGCGCTGCTACTGGTAGCGCGATCTGGTATGCCGATCCACACTACCTCGCCCGGCTCGCGGACGTCGCGGACGCCGTCGGCGCGACCAGCGTCCGCGCCTCGATCGCAGACGCCGAATGGCGTCCCGATCGCTCGTGGGGGGCGGCGAAGGATCAAGGCGAATGGGCCTACCTTGCCCCCATGCGGTACGACATCGAGGGACGAGACGGCACGGACGCGCTCGCGCTCGTGATGCCAGTGAGGGGATGACCTAGCCTCCCCTCCCCTCCCGCTACTAACCCCCGATCGGCCCCTCGATCGGGGGTCGTTTCATTTTGTGGCTCGCGGATCGCCCGCAATTTGCCGCGATTCGCGAAAATCGACAAAGGGGAGGGAATTAATACTTGCGTTTCGACACGCTAGTGTGTAACGTCCTCTTGTCCTCGACACCCCCCAACGGAGACCCCCCACCATGACTCTCGCCATCTTCGTCGCTTTGCTCGCCCTGCCGATCTGCGCTAGCTGGTCCTTCGTCGCCGCTACCCTCGCGGTGCTCGCAATGGGCTCGGTCGCGCTGCCCGATGTCCCCGCGGACGTCGACGCGGTAATCGTCCTCGACGTCTCGGATGTTGAACTGATCGACCCGGTCGCGGTCGCGATGGCCTGGGGTGAGGCTATGGCGAGCGTCGCCTCGGTCGACGCGGACGCGGAGATCGAGACGCTCCACCGCGCGTCCCTCCGCGCGCTGGCGACGTCCTCCGAGCGCCTGGACGTGGCGTCCGTCCACATGCTCCCCCTCCCCCTCCCCCTCGCGGCGTAGTCCGCCCTCGGCTCGTCCTCGGCTCGTCCTCGGCTCGTCCTCGGCTCCCCCTCGCGGCGTAGTCCGCCCTCGCGCACGCACGCGCACCCACACGCACCCACACGCGCGCGCGGCGACCGACGCGCGCGCGGCGTAGTCCGCCCTCGCGCACGCACGCGCACCCACACGCACCCACACGCGCGCGCGGCGACCGACGCACGCGCGGCGACCGGGGGCGGCGCGAAAGGCGGCCCAAATTAATAGCACGACGGCCTGACTTAAGGCGTCAGCCTAAGCGCGATTGGCTTGATGGTAGGGCGGTGAGGGATGAAGGGTGAGGCGCTCGGTAATTCGCAATTCGCAATTCGTAATTACCTATATGAGCCTTCGAGAGAGTTCGCGGAAGCCGATCAGGTTGTGAGAACGTCGGGGCGAAAGCCGGTTAGGTTGTGCGCGGCAGCCGGTTAGGTTGTGCTGGCGTCGGGCGGGAAAACCAATCTTCGATTTTGCGGTGGGCGGTTGGGTTGCAAGTTCGTCGGGCAGCGGGCCGTCTCAAGGAAAAGCGCGGACGGCCGGTCAGGTTGTGAGTGGGGATACCGAAGAAAGAATCTTCAGTATCCCCTCGCTGTGTCCCTCGCTGTGCCCCTCGCTGCTACTGGGCCGCGTCGCTTGCGAGCGCTGCCTGCTGCTCTGCGTGCGAAGTGACAAGCCACAGCTTGCCGGCGTTGGTGTTCTTGCCTGAATCGAAGAACTTCCCGCCAACGTAGACCTCGCGAAGCGTACGCAACGCGAAGCCGAGTTCCCTTGCCGAAAGGCTCTTCACGTCCGTGAGGCCGCAAAGAACTCGAACAGCATCAAGCACCTCGGCTCGGCGAGCCTGTCCTCCGAGAGACGTAGACGGAGACTGCAAGTCGGCAAGGGCCTCCTTCGACGTGGTGCCGTCCGGCCAGCGTTCTTTCCACCATTCGAGCAACGCGACATGCGCCTGTCGCTGCTCGTCGTCATCGTCCTCGTGGTCCCAGCAAGTGAGAATGTCGGGACCGCCCGCCCACTTGATGGCCCCTGCGATGAGTTCGATCCATTCCTCGAACCCTCCGCGATTGCCGATGTCCTGCCGCGGTTTGCCGGCGACGACGTAGGCGCGGAGCAGGGTGAGGGCGCTGTCAATGAGCCGCTCGCGCTCCTGTCGGCACCAAGAAAGCAAGTCGTTGTGCGCGAACGTGTCGAGGGGCCGTTCGCTTGGGCGCTCGTGCCGCGGAACCATGCGGCAGCGAAGCGTGCGTCGCGTCATGTCGGAAGCAATCTTCAACTGATTGCCCGAGACGAAGATGACCGTCTTCCAGATGTGCTCCTCGATGGTCGACGAACCAAGAACTCGCAACGCCACGCGCCCCCGGCTCGTCAGCACGCGCTCCAATGCCGCACCGCGAATCGGCGTGTTGGCGTTGTCGAAGTTGACGAGCGGCGTGCGGAGGCGCGCGTAGCTGTTCAACTGCTTTTCCTGCTCGTCCTCGTTTCCGGTCCAATTGATCTTGTAGCTCGGTCGACCCGTCGCGATGACACCGACGCTGTCGATGGCGAGCGTCTTGCCGGTGCCCTTCAAGGGGGCATCGAACGCAATCAAGGGCACGTTGCCGGTGATGGCGGGACGGGCGACGAGGGTGAGCAGCGCCGCAATGGGGATGAACCTGTCGGCTTCGGTCTTGAAGGGGAAGTCCTGCCAGACTTCGACCAAGTCGGTGAGGGCGGCGCGAGCATCGACCTGCGAGGGGAACTCTTGGATTGGCTCGAACGCGCCTTGGCTCAAGTAGAGATACCCCGTGGCGTTGTCGTAGCCAGGCTTGTCGAGCACCGTGCCGTCGGCGCGCATGACGGGGACTTCGGTGATTCCGGCAATCGGAGGGACTCCCGGCCACTCCATGAGTTCGGCGAGGGCGAGCACGGCGTTCTTGCTTGGCTCTTTCGGCACCCACGTCTGCGTTCGATTGTCGAACGACTCCCAGCGGGCGATTTCCGTAAGGTGCGAGTGCAGCGCCATCGGCGTCAGCGGCGAGATGAGCGGCGTGCCGCGCGTAGCCTGCGTCCTGCCTTCGTCCGCCTCCTCAACCCGCACGACGCGGACGAGTCGGCCCGTCGTCTGGTACAGCGTCTTCGCCTGGGCGAGTGCCGCCACCGCATCGTTGACGACGCGGAAGAGATCGACACCCAGGCGAATGGTAGGGCGCGAGCGAAGGTACCCCCACGGTCGCGTTGAATTGGCGTGGGCGTCTTCGACCTTGTGGCGAAGCTCGTCTTCGGTCCACTGCGGCAAGCAGCGCGGATTGTAGTCCGTCATCAGCACGTCCACTGCCTGTCGGCGGGACAAGCCGAACCCTCGAACAAGGGCGACGGCAGCGCGGAACGTCGTCGGGTGCCCGCCCTGCCCGCTGATGGCGGGCGGCATCGCCGCAAGGTACGCCTTCGCATTCGCCACGATTTCCGGCGGCGCGTCGGCTTCGTCCCAGTCGTAGGCGCTCACGACGGCGGCGAGTTCTGGTGCTTGGTCAAGCCACTCGTCTACCGCGAGCGGCTCACCGTCGAAGTCGTGAAGCTCGTGCGGCGCTCCGTCCGTGCCCGGCGCGTACCAGAAGCGTGCGGCGTCCTTCGCCTGCGGATCGACCTTATGGCCAATCTCCTTCAGCATCGCATCGGCGAGCAACCAAAGCCGCTTGTATTCCACCGCCGAAACCGGACGGTCGAGCAGGAGCATCACGCGGAAGCGATGCTGCTGCGGCGTGTGGCTCTTGGTGGTGTAGAGGAAACCACGAACGCCCTCCCAGCACGCGAGCGCCTCGTCGATGGTCGCGCCCGAGTCGCCGTCGTAATCGAGGCCGAGCAAGTACATTTCGCGGACGTTGCCGCTCTTGCGAAGCGGCGGATCGAACACGCCCGGCGACCAACCGGGATGGTCCCACTTGCCCCGGTACTGCGCCGGCTGTCGCAAGTCGTCGATGAGTTCTTCGAGCGTGATGTCCTGCCGAACGCCGGGGAGTTTCGCGTTCAGGCCGGGCCATGCGGTGACGGAAATATGGGGTGGTTGCATGCCTGCGTGGATATAGCTCTCGGCTAGCAAATGCAACAACTATCACCACAATCCACGCGGCCCGAAAATACTTGTCGCGCTAAGTATTCGGAATGTTTCGCTTTTACTCCGTCGTCAAAAAAAGTTGTTTCAAACGCTTGCGTTTTTTGACGGAAAGACTATTGTTCTCTCGTCACCATGAAGTTGTTCCCCATCACCCCAGCACAAGCGTCGTTCTTGGAGATCGAGATCGTCGGTCGCTACCTCGACGACGAGGACACCGAGGAGGCGCGCGTCGCCGCGAACATCGCCGAGCACTTGGAGCGTTCGCGCGGCACCGCGATGGCGGTGGGCGAGTTCCACCGAGACGCGCTGGCGCGGATGCTTCTCGAACTCATCAACGACATGGACGACGAGATCGAACGCGCCAAGAAGGGCGACAGCGATGCGCTCGGCCGGCTCGGCGGCATCGACACGGTGAAGCAGGCCCGCGGTTTGTGGGCGTCTGGCTTTGCCCTCTGGAAGAAAGTGCGAACGTGATTCTTTCCTTCGGATACAACACACCGGACAGCGGCGACGTCTTCGTCGAACTCGTCGGTCTGCTCAACGCGCGCATCGTGGACGTTCGCGCGCGACCGCAGGGTCGCCAGGGGTGGCGCGGCGCGGACTTGGCCCGCGAGTTCGGAGAGCGATACGAGTGGCACGGCGAGACGCTTGGTGGTCGGGCGTTTCGCACCAAGTCGCCGACGTGGCAGCGCGCGCCGGAAGAGTGCCTACGTCCGCTGGTGGCACGAGAGCAAACAGAGAACCTGATCTTGCTCTGTGCCTGCGCTGAACCCTGGTCCTGCCACCGGCACCACGAACTCGCTGAACCCCTGCTGTTGCTCGGTGTGGACACCTACCACGTCCATCAAGATCAAGTGCTCGCCGCTTCCGATCTAGCGGTGGCGCTACGGACCGGAGACCCCTGCCCGTCGCTCGACTTGTGCGACTGGCTTGATTGACACCCCAACGAAAGACACCAATGCCGACAACGAACCCCAATGACCCTATGTGGCAACTGCGCGCTCGCGTTCAGAAGCTCCCCGAAGGAAACGAACTCGACGCGATGCTCGTGCAACTGCAAGTCGAACGCGAAAAAACCCGCGCCATTCTCGACGGGCTGCACGTCAACAGCACCGATGACATGACGCTCATCGACTTGGCCGACTCGGTAGCCGCGCTGTATTCGGAGATGGAACGCGAGCGCGACGACCTCTTGGATTGGGGCGATGCCTGCGCCGACGGGC